TCAGGCCTCCTCAACGTCGTGATACTCTTCGCACGCCTGCAGCGTGTTCTGGATCAGGGTGGCGACGGTCATCGGGCCAACGCCGCCGGGAACCGGGGTGATGTAGGACGCGCGTTCGGCGGCATCTTCATACACCACGTCGCCGACCACTTTGCCGCTTTCCAGACGGTTGATGCCGACATCGACCACAATCGCCCCTTCTTTAATCCACTCGCCAGGAATAAAGCCCGGTTTGCCCACCGCGACGATCAGCAGGTCGGCGTTTTCGACATGATGGCGCAGGTTTTTTGTAAAGCGGTGGGTGACGGTGGTGGTGCAGCCGGCCAGCAGCAGCTCCATGCTCATCGGGCGACCGACGATATTGGAGGCGCCAATGACCACCGCATTGAGGCCGTAGGTGTCGATATTGTAGCGTTCCAGCAAGGTCACGATACCGCGCGGAGTGCACGGACGCAGGCGCGGCGCGCGCTGGCACAGGCGGCCAACGTTGTAAGGATGGAAGCCGTCGACGTCTTTATCCGGCGCGATGCGCTCGAGAACTTTGACGTTATCGATCCCTGCCGGCAGGGGCAGCTGAACCAGAATACCGTCGATGGTCTTATCGGCATTCAGAGTGTCGATAAGCTCCAGCAGCTCGGCTTCGCTGGTGGTTTCCGGGAGATCGTAAGAGCGGGAGACGAAGCCCACTTCTTCACATGCTTTGCGCTTGCTGCCGACATAAATCTGCGAGGCCGGGTTGCTGCCGACCAGCACGACGGCCAGCCCAGGGGCGCGTTTTCCGGCCGCAACGCGAGCCTTCACTTTTTCCGCAACCTCAGAGCGTACCTGCTGCGCAATCGTTTTACCGTCAATAATTTTTGCTGCCATCAGAGAGAGGATTCCATCTGTATCTTTACGAAAGGGGGATGAGGATATTTTGTCAGAAGCGGGCCTCGCTGTCAGTCCTCGTTTGCTGTTTTATCCTGTCTGAGGCTAATTTAGCCTGTTATGGCCATAGTTATTACATGGTTATAAGTGCGTTGCGCCTGGCCACTGAGTCGATTTACGCGCGCATTAGGCCCGGCGGTATGCTTCTTGTACAGTTGGTGGAGGATATTTCGCCAGCGTCGTATAAGCCCCGCAGTTTCCTGGCAAAATGGATTGACTCAACCGACGTGGACCGTATAATTCCACGCGTTTCACTCCGCGAAGCACTCGCTTCTCAGGGCGCCCTTAGCTCAGCTGGATAGAGCAACGGCCTTCTAAGCCGTAGGTCACAGGTTCGAATCCTGTAGGGCGTGCCATTAAGAAACAACAACTTACGCCAGTTTTAAACCAGCCTGATTTCCTCCTTGTGTCGTATTTGTGTCGCTAGCGCCAAAAATAGCGTCAATTTTCCGTGCGTGTTCGGTCAGGTGGTTCGGCGCCAGGTGAGCATAACGACGCACCATCTCGATGCTCTCCCATCCTCCCATTTCCTGCAAAACAGAAAGCGGTACGCCGGACTGAATAAGCCAGCTCGCCCAGGTGTGCCGGAGGTCGTGAAAACGGAAATTCTCGATCCCCGCTTTTTTCAACCCGGCTCGCCAGGCATTATTGTCATCCACCCGCATTTTTCTAACCGCGGGCGTCAGCGTTCCATCAGGGCGATGTTTTGCCGTGGTGTGAACGAACACCCAGCGTGAGTGCTTCCCTATCTGATCCCTTAATACCCTGCATGCGGTATCATTCAGAGCTACGCCAATCGCCTTGCCCGCTTTTGCGTTCTCCGGATTTACCCATGCAACCTTTCTCTGCATATCGACCTGCTGCCATTCAAGCCCTATGATGTTTGAGCGGCGCAGGCCGGTTGCCAGTGCAAATATCACCACTGGCTTAATGCTCTCCGGCATGCACTCGATCAGCCGCTCAGCTTCTTCTCTGGTCAGCCACCGTATCCGCTTACTGATCGGCTTGCGGGTTTTGATAACAGGGGCTGTTTTTATCCAGCCCCAGTCATTCGCCGCGGCCCTGAGTAGGGATCGAATGAAGGAAAGGTGTTGCGCCTTAGTTGCCTGTGAAACCTGACGTGGCTTGTACTCCGGAACCGGCTTACCCTTTCTCAACGCGGCATCACGTTTACTCTCCCACACCTGCAGGTGCTTACGGTTGATCATCCCGTTAACGGCTTCGTGAACTTCCTCCGCCGTTATCTTCGAGACATCACGACCGGAAAAATGCTGCAGCCAAAACTCAATTTTGGTTTTGTCATCATCCAGCGATCGCTTATGGTCTTTCTCCCGCAACCACCGGATACAGCATTCTTCAAAGGTTCTGACGGGCAGGTCACCGATCTGGTCAACCCGCCACGCTTCCGCCTTCAGTTTGTCGTGGAGCTCCTGAGCCTGCTTTTTGTCCCCCGTGCCAAGAGATCGCCTAACTCTTTTTCCTGACGGCGTAAAGAAATGACAGTGCCACACGCCGCCCCTGAGGGTGATTGACATAAAACTTCTCCTTTATGTTCACCCGCGTTCGAGATGACAGGATCGCGCGGGGTTTTCAAATATGCAATACAAGCCGCCTCGGTAGTTCTGTACTTGTTGCCGACCTTGCGGCCGGCGAGCTCCCCAGACTCAATCAGGCGGTAGATCACCCGCGCCGACACGATGAGCAAATCGGCGGCCTGCTGTGCTGTTATCGGTTTGTCAGACGCCATATTTCCTCCCGGTTACGCCGCCCGCTGGGCGCGCAGTTTCTTAATGTGTTCGCTCTGCTCCAGTTCTGCCTTTATCTGCTGGGCCTCTTCGTGAGAGAGCGGCTCGAAGTCATTGTTAAAGCGGTCTATGCTTGCGGTGTTGATCCGCCCCTGGCGCCAGTAGCGAACCGCCTTGTCGTCGCTGCTGGCGATAATTACCGGCCATCCGTGACAATCGGCAAAGAGCTGACCTCTCTGAATTAGTTTGAACATCACGGCCTCCGGTGTTTACCGCGCAATTCCTCTTCTTCTTGGCAATCAGCGCAGCGCTGACATCCCGCCACCAGTTCCCGGCGCCGCTCGGGTATCTCTTCCCCGCAGTCGCGGCAGTGAGTAGCCGATACCGCCGCATGGTTGATGCGCATGTTCTGGATGGTCATTTCAAGCCGGCGCTCTGCCAGCTCGTTGGCCTGATCGATGATTTCTGCGCTCATGCTGCACCGCCTTCATTTTTCTCAGCTTCAACCGCTATCTGATCGAGCCTCATGGAAAGATCGGACAACAGCGCTTGGAATTCTTCATCTGACACGACAGGGATTGGCACGAAGCGGACTCCGATTAGTGCCAGGCGGTTTGCAATCTCAAGGGATTTCCTTAAATCAACTGGAGAGGCTCTGTTCATACTGCACCACCTTCAACGCGCTTGAACTCGATAACCCAAACCCAGGGGTTGGCCTGCCAACTTCCTTCGCCGTAGATGGATTCCCATAGCCCCGCGAATGCTTCAGGCGGATATTCCTTCCACTGTTTCTTCAGTGGGTCGAAATAAACATCCGGCTCTGGATAGCTAGGTAATCCAGGTTCGTCGCCGAAACCTGTAAAGTTGGTGCACTCCAGCCCCTCTGACTCTGCATCTTCCGGGCTAATAGAGTTCAACCGCTCCACGCGCACGTCGGTGATTTCCAGCAGAATGCGGCTGGCTGCTCTCGGCATATGAATGGAAGGTTTCCAGCACGAACGGCCATCTTCATAACCATCGTCATCACCCCAGGTAAAATCACCATCAGCTGCATAAATGGCGTGGCCAGAGTAATAGCCATTGCCAAACGGCATTTCGTGAATAGCTGTAGCCGGACGGTCTGGCGTCCATGGTTGGATTCGACCATCCTCATCAAGTTCGTGACTGACGACTCCCCACGTCTCTCTTACCCAGATGCGGTCGCCTGGCTTGCCGTAAGGGCAAAAATGAGCGGTGGTGCTGCCATGCTTGTGCCTCCGAGAGGATTTCCAGCCAATTACTTCTGGGTTAGGGAAAATGCCACGCTCAATGTCGTCAGCCGGCTGCGGTGCCATAATCCGCCGCGTCTGCGTCTTCCGGCCGTCGAGAATGGCCCGCACCATCTCACCGTTAAAAATCATTCCGCGTTCTTTCATGACTCAACCGCCTTACTCAGCTTCTCGCCGAGCGCAAAGATGTAGTCGCTTAATTCTTCCAGTGACTGCGCTTCTGATTGCAGAATTTCACGATGGCAAAGTTCTTTCACCAGGTGCTCAAACTTGCTGTAGTAGCCGAGTCGAGCCAGCGTTTCCTGACCGGCGTTCTTACCATCCTTAATGATGCGTTTCTCGTTCAGGATGAGGTCATGCGTTGACCCTGTGACGACGTATTTATCACCGAGTTCGATGTGTAGGTTTTTGCTCATGATTCCACTCCATACCGGCCATTCATGCGGCCAATGCTGCTGACGAATGCCGTAAGGCTGATGCCCATTGGCTTAATTTTTTCGTGGTGCTTTTTGAGGATCGGAGGTACCACCTCATTCCATTTCGGTTTTGGCTTGGCCTTCAGGGCGCGGCGGATTTCATCAACGCATTGGCGCCCCTGATTGCGCATAACGTTTTCTATTTCTGGCGTCATTCTGTCTCCGTCTTCACAACGTCAATGGCGCAGCCGGGGATCAGCTCAACGGAAGCGGTGGCGCACTGGTTGCCCCAGTGGCTCCAGCCAGGCGCTGCGCTGCAGCTGAAAAGCTCAATCCGCGGCACGTCGCCGTAAAGCAGCTCCAGGCGGTGGCGAACTTCCCACGGTTTTTCGCTGTGTGCGCCGAGAGGGCTGTAGACCACCTGCTTAATGCCGGCGTGCTTGCGCTCCAGCCCGGCGCCGCGGGTGGCGATCAGTACGTCTTCGGTATTGGCGCGGGTATGATTGCCGCCGTTCATGCGTGTCTCGGCATTCAGCAGGTCGAGGAAGTCGTAAAAATCGGTCACATCGCCATCTGCCAGAGCCTTGGTAATGCGCAGTTCGGCCAGCTGGTTCAACTTCACCCAGGTGAAGCCCTTCATCGTGCGCACCGTAAAGCCCCAGGCCTCGGCCAGCTCGATCGCCTCCTGGTTGTGAGTGCCGGTGTACCACATCGCCAACACTGCGTTATCCGCTGCGAGCTCCCATACCGGGAGCCGCTTCATATCGAGCAAGCTCATGGTGGGGTAGTGATCGACGGCGGCGCCGTTGCTGATCGTGTTCCCGTAAGACCAGGCCGGGTCGGCATAGATAAGTGAGTAGCGTTTCATCGCGCACCTCTTTTCGTGTCTGCCTTTCTCATGCGGCTTAAAGTCCTGGATACCGACGCAACGCTGCGGCCCATCTTCATGGCGATGCTTTTATGCGACTCGCCGGCAGAGCGCATTTCAGCAACGAGTTGCTTCTCTTCTGGCTTCCATGGCTTATAGACAAACGCTGTGCTGATGGAGTAGCTCTGTGCCAGGCGGTAGAAGTTTGCCTGGCTAATCCCCAGCGCATCCGCTGCGCGACAGGCAGGCATGGTTCCGGCTACGGCGCGGAATTGCTCTGGTGTGATGCTATGCTTATTCATTGTGCCTCCCGTGGTAACCGGTAAATTTCCCCGCCAAGTGTTAAGTCCCCCCAGCGTTCTACAGTCAGGAAAGGTTTAACGACCTCAAGTTCTGGTACTGAGATTAATACCTCTTTCATTTCCAGCGCAGGGGCCCATCCGGCGTAATAGGGCTCATGAAAGTTCAGGGTTATCCCAACGGTATGCGCACCTTCTCCCGGCACTGTCTGCCAGCGATGAAATACCGTAATGTTGTTCCGCGCATCCTTGCGCAGGATGGACAGGATTGACTCAGCTGTTACTTTCATGGCTGCCACCACTTGCGGCTTGTTTCAGCTCTCTCAGGCGGATGCCGGTAACGTCCCTGCATTTCGTCTGATGCTCAGGGAAGCCATGAAGGCTGTTCCATGCTTTTCCGTAGTTATCCTGGAGGGCCTTCGGATCGTTCTCTGAACCTGCGTAAGCAGTGAAATCAGCGAGAATCTGATCTGCGTCTGCTGGCCTTACCTGGTGAGCCTCATAGTCAGGGTCCACAGTCGTCTCTTCTGTAGGGATGCAGAACGCCTGAAAAGCTGCATATTTGTACGCAATCGACATGGCCTTGTTCGTTGCTTTATCGCCGCTATCCATCGCCTCGCCGTAGGTGACGACGGTATGAATGCTGCCGTCCTCCGTGCTGACAAAATCGAACTCAGCCCGGACGGTTACATAAAACAACGCGCCACCATTTTTGCTGGTTCGTTCACAGCATGACCGCTCAGTACACCGCGGGAGGATCAGCAACTTGTGCTTCACCAGGGCAGGGGCCAGAGCGTTGTAAACGTCATCGATCCCACGGAATGCGTAGTTGACCTGGCTTCCCTGTTTTCTGGCCTTGCTGATGCCTTTCTCTGCCAGCTCTCCGGCCACAGCGCTGATAGCGGCGTATACTTTTTTATCCGTCATTGAAAATTCCCCGCGAATTCATCCCAGCTGATCACCGGGTTCTGCCGTTCCGCAGAAAGGTTTACTGGTTCGTCATCGTCGAAATCACGCTCGCCGATCGCATCACTCATCAGCTGAATGAATTCGTCGTCATCCCATTTTTCCGCCGCGCTCATGCTGCTTTCTCCCGATGAGTAATGACGTAGCCATGTTCCGCCAGACATTCGATCACCACGTCCCAATCCAGTTGCAGGAGGACTTCACGACTGTTAACCGTTCCCGACAGCACTACGTCTTCAAGCTCGACGGTTAACGTGTTATGCGGGCCTACAGATGTGCGCATGTCTGTGCATTCACATTTGATGTTCATAAGCACCTCAGTAACTGATACCGGTATGAGGAATGCGGCCGTCTTTAACCGCGGTGAGTACCTCGATAGCCTGATCCCTGGTAAGGCTGATATTGGCCATCAGAGCCTTGACAACCTCGACACCTACGGCCTTGCGGTGCTTAACGTCGGCTTCGCGTCGCGCCTGCTCATCGGCTTTACGTTTCTCCTCAGCCAGGCGGGCCTGTTCGCGTTGCTCTGCCTCGCGGCGGATGCGATCTGCTTCTTCCTGTGCTTTGCGGCGTTCCGCTTCAACAGCGGCCTGCTTTTCGCGCTCCGCACGCTCTGCTGCTTCTCTCTGTTCACGTTCGGCTCGCTCTTTGGCCAAAATCGCTTCGCGCTCTCTGGCGGCTGCAGCGTCAATTTCACGCTGTGCCTGTTCTGCTGCCTCACGTTTCGCTTTCTCTTCTGCCTGGCGCTTGATCTCTTCTTCATGGGCAATGCGCTGGCGCTCAGCCTCAGCCGCTTTATCTGCCTGCTCGCGGTCGAAAGCGTCATTCATCAGGAGGGCCATTTCGTGGTCAGACTCAATACGAGCTGCCAGCTGCCGATCGAACTCTTCATTCATGGCCAGTGCTTCGACGTGAAGGGCGAGCATGGCCTCTTCGGCCTTAATGCGTTCCTGTTCGGCTTCCCATTCAGTCAGCGGGCGACGCACTTCATCTTTCAGCGCATCGAGACGCTCACGGACAACGCGGCGGCTTTCGTCGATCTGCCTTGGCAGAGCTTTCAGCTCAGCGACCAGGTCTTTACCTGCATTGTCGATGTAGGTTTTAGAGCGCGCGACCTTGTGAGCCATGGATGCGATGGCGTCGCGGCCTTTTTTGGTGGTCACGTCCGGCACCAGACTGCGAGCCTCTTTTTCGATCGCTTCGATAAGCGGGTCGAGCTGGTCGTTATTGGTGAAAACCGCCATCGCGTTCTTTTTCTCGATGACGACTAAATCCATTATTTCGCTCATGGTTTCCCCTGAAATTTGGTTGTGAAACGCCCGGCACCGTAATGGCTGCCTGATAGCTCAGTTAAATTCTTCGTTTCGATTACCGGCTGAGACCTTGTCCCAACCCGTTCAGATAAACTTCAACCAGCAAGTCGGTTGTGTAAGTCCGCTCAATCCCGCGATGCAGGTACAGGCGGCCGCGTTTATTTGCTGATGCTGTCCAGGTGCTTTCCCGATGCTTAACGAGCATCCCTGGCAGAACGGCGCCGCGGTTAACGGTCTGTGTCCCGTAATGATGACTAACCATTGAACACCCCCGTAACGTGCAGAATTTTGATAATCAACGCTGTCCAGATAACGCCGCAGATCAGCAGGCAGTAAATCAGTGAACGAATGCCGTTTCTGCTCATGCTGAACCACCAGGCATCAGGCAGAATGCGCTTGCTATCAGTACGCATACGACGATGGCGAATGCGTGTGCCAGAAACTTAAACCACTCAGTTTTATCTTCTTCGCGTATCATCTCTTCACCTTTGCCTTATCGCGGCTAACGGAGCGTTGTTACCTATTACCGGCGCCAACGTTGTTGTTTGGATGAATTGAATATACAAAACGTATTCATTACTTGCAATACAATACGTATACTTATTTTTGCTGCGACAGATAACATTTTGTATTTTATGAAGGTTTATTTTTCTATTAGCAGTTTGAGCCAACGAAAATTGTTAGGGCGAATAGGCGCGCGTGGAATTGAAATGAGTAAAAAGTGTGTCACGGAAAGGAGATCAGCCGGTCATGGCGCCGGCTGGAGGTTAGATAAGGCGAAGCTTGGTTTCTACGGCTACACCGATAATGCGGCAGTTTCCATTAACTGGGACTAGTGGCCATTGGGGATTGAGGCCCTTCAGGTATTTCTGGCCCCCGTCAATAATCAGCTTTTTGAATGTCGCTTCGTTTGATTCTGATAGCTTAGCGATCACAAGGCTGCCATTTACTGGCTCACGGCCGGTATCAAACAAAACGTAGGTACCCTCGGGAATGCTAAGCCCGACTGGTGAAGTCATGGAATCGCCTTCAACAAGCAGCCAGAACGCTTCGCCTTGGATATGTGCATTGGACTCAAGCCACAAATCAACATCTTTGATGGAATAAGGTTCTATAGCCTCTCGCCACGATCCAGCCTGAACACTACTAAGCACTGGATACTCGTTGCCGCGCTTATATGGCCCAACGTACTCAACATCACCCTTGATGTTTTCATCGATTATCATGCCGCCAGCACCCACAGAAAAATTATTCTTGCCGAGGAAGCGAAGGATTTTAGCTATGTCCTCCAGGCTGGGCTCTCTCCTTGCGTTTAGCCAATGACTAACGGCACCTTTGGTGATCCCGAGATGCTCTGCCAGCTCTTCCTGGTTTATGCCCTTCGTTTTCATGAGGGACTTTGCTAGGTCATACCATTTCATGCTCATACCCAAATGATACAAGTTGTATATCTTTCTTCGAGTCACAACTTGTATATTTACCTTGCGAGGAAAGAATACAATATGTATATTAAAACTGTTTAGAGGAGACCCGACATGAACAATCTAAGCAAGATCAGACGTCGAGCAGGGCTTACACAGCGCCAGATAGCGACGGAGCTTAATCTGACGGCCGGCGCTATCTGCCATTACGAAAACGGGAAACGGGATCTCAGTATTGAGCAATGCCGAAAGATAGTTGCTGCGCTCAACAAATACGGAGCTTGCGTCAGCATTGACGACGTTTTCCCCCCATCAAAAGCCAGTGCCGCCTGATTGGCGGCTCTTTTAGATAGCACAGAGGAAGTATCACAAATGGAGAGTTCAACGACACGCAACAAAGTGGAGGCTCGCAGGATAGAAAGCTGGTTACACAGCCAGATAGCTGAACTGGGTACCACAACTATCGCCAAAGTGGCCGGAGTGAATAAGTCGACGGTGAGTCGATGGCGGGAAAGTCTTCTGCCGAACATGTCGCTGCTGCTGGCCATCCTGATTTCTAACAGGCCGGGAGAGAAAGGTGACTTTGAAGCATGAGTGGGAACAGAAAGGCGAAAGCCGCGGTGGTGGGACACCAGCGGCTTTCAGGTGCAAAAACGAAGAGGTAATTGCGAGGTAATTATGCCTGGTAAATCTGTAAGAGTAAACAATCCGGAGGTAGCACGTGAGCATGTCACTTATGGCGAAAGCAATGGGGGTCAAAGTGGGAAACTCACTGCGTAAGCTCGTTCTTATCAAGCTGGCCGACAACGCCAACGACAAGGGCGAATGCTGGCCTTCGTATCAACACATTGCCGATCAGTGCGAATGCAGCAAATCCGCTGTTCGCAACCATATTGATGCGCTTGAGGATATGGGTCTGCTCAAGCGTGAAAATCGCGTTGGGGTCAACAACGGGAAAGGTAATACATCCAACGTGTATTATCTGAACCTTGATGCTACCCCTATGCCATCAAAAAGCACAGGGGTATGCCATGAAATAGCACCCCCTATGCCATCTGATGGCACACCCCCTATGCCACCAGATGGCACCAGAACCAGTCACTCTTTTGAACCAGTCACTGAACCAGACTCTCTCTCTGCGCGAGGGCAGTTTATCAGCGAGGCTGCAAAGCGACGGATCGGGATTTCACCCAACGGGGAAATACCTTTCCCTCCTGCCTTCAAGCCATCGGCAGATCACATTGCGATTGCCTCGGAGAAAGGGATCAACATTGAAACCGAGTTGCTGAACTTTCGTGATTATCACCAGGCCCGCGGCACAAAGCTGATCGACTGGAACTCGGCATTCCGGGTATGGCTCAGGAACGCGAGAGTTAATCCGCTTTCCGGGCGCCAGAGAAGCGAACCTGATTCCCCACACTGGAACAGCCCTGAAGGCTGGAAGGACTTCATATGACCGCTCAGCTTATGACCGCGATCAGCAATCGCGATGGTGATGCGCTGGCCAGAATGGCCGCAGGTAGCACGGAGCCGCAGAGGATTCTCGATTTCGAAGCTGAAAGGCTGGTTGATTCTCTGTTCCGTCAGCTGAAGCAGATCTTCCCGGCGTCTACACAGACTAACCTGCGGACCGACGCCGAAGAGAAGACAGCGAAGCGCCAGTGGATTGCTGCTTTTGCCGAAAACGGAATCCGCACCCGTGAGCAGTTATCCGCCGGTGTGCGCCATGCGAGAGCCAGTGAATCGCCGTTCTGGCCATCGCCGGGGCAGTTCATCAAGTGGTGCAAGGACAGCGGCACTGTGCTCGGCGTGACTCTTGTCGACGTGATGAACGAGTTTCACCGCTACAGCCGTGAGAAGGGGCTGCATACCGGCGGTGCTGAGCGCTTCCCGTGGTCTCACCCTGTCATGTACTGGGTTGTTACCGATACCCGGCGAGCAATGTACCAGCGCCAGCTCAGCGAGGCAGAAACCGAGAAATATGCCGCTAAAAAGCTGGAAGACTGGGCGCTGAAAGTCGCCGCCGGAGAACAAATACCGTCACCGGTACTGGCTCTGGAGAACAACCAGGAAGCCATTCCGACAAACCATGCCAGCCGTCAGCAGGGGTTTCACCCTGAAGGGAAAAGCTTCGGATGCATGCCAAACGCGGCATCGCTCGGTGCGTTAACTCCGGCTCAGTGGCTGCGGGATGAATACCTGCGCGGGAAAGAGAGAGGGCTTATCTGATGAAAAAGAACTCGGGCAGACAGGCTGTAATCAACTTCATCGGGCAGCACCCTGGTTGCTCATTTCAGGATATCCGCCGCGGTACCGGGCTAGACCCGTCCGTTGTCAATTCTGCTTTGTGGCAGATGAACCGCGATGGACGCGTTAAGCGCGAAGGAGAATATCGTAGCTATCGCTACGCCCTTGCAGAGCAGACAGCCGTAACCGAAAGCAATCCGTCTGTTCAGTACCGCCATCGTCCTGACGGCGTAAACCCAATGACCACCCTTTTTAACCAGTGCCTGGCGGGAGTAAGAAAATGATTTTTCTCAAATTAACCCAAAAATCAACGGTAGAGCGCCAGGGTAAATATGGCTGGGTGCCTGAAACAGTTGATGAGCCTGTGTTTGTTGCTGCAGACCACATCGCCAGCATGTATTTCGCTGGTCTGACAATTCTGAAAATGACCTCCGGAGAACGCATTGACGTGAAAGAGACCCCGGAAGAAATCATCGCCATGCTTACCGAAGGAGCCTCCAAATGACAATCACACTACAGGCAGTAAACGAGCTCATTCAGTCGCTGGAGAGCGCAGGAGAGCTGTCAATCAGAGAGCAGAAGTTCCTGAAGCTGGCTAAAGAGTTTCGCATTTGCAGCGCTTCACTGGATACCGTCATAAAAACCGGGAATGTGCTGGCAGACCAAAATTCTCAGCTAGCCGCGGAGAATGTGGCGCTGAAATCCGCTGTAACTAAGCAAATTGAGCTTCGCTCGGAGATAAAAAAGGCAGGAAGACCGCCTCATGCTGACTTTTGGGTTCAGTCAATATGCGAAGCAGAGGATAGGGTTAGTAAAGCGCTTAATGGAACCCCCGCCACCGATCGCATCGTGGCCGGGATTAAGGCTGATGGGGTTGACATCATTAGAAACGCTCTAATCAAATTTGTGGAAGACGAGGTAGGGCCCAACGATGTTGTCCCTGGACTAATTAGAGGTGCCAAGATTTGTGTTTCTGTGGCTGATTCGCTGCGCGAGGGGGCCGACAAATGAGCAACTTTGATACTTCTTCGCAAGTTAAGGCTCGCAAGTTACATCGTTGCTGTGAATGTTACGGTGCCATTAATCCTGGCGATACCTACGAGAAAGTTTTTGTCGTCCAGGATGGCGATGCCAGCAACTTCAAGACATGCCAGAAATGCGCAGAAGCACGTGACTGGCTGCTTAACGAAACCGACTGGCCTGACGATATCGACGGCGAAGGTCATTCGTATTTCTTCACGATGCTGCGTGACCACCTCCGCGAGCAAGGCCGTGAAGGCGACCGCAAATACGCATTTCGAGCGTATCGGCTTGTCGTCCTGATGGATAAGCGCCGTATGGCTTATGCCAACGCATACAACGCGGAGACCGTGAAAATCCGCGATTCTCTTGCACAAGGAGTCTCAGCATGACAACTGATATCACCGAACTGGCGCAGAGCCTGAAAGCGGCAGCCAATATAACCGCCGATGCTATCGACCGCCTAAAAGCATTCCCAGGCGACGAACTAATTGACCTTTCACAGCACGAAGGTGAACAGGTCGACATTGATATCGCAACGCTAAACCAGTGGTACGAGCTATCAAGTCCGGCCAACATTCGCGCACTGGTAGAGGCGCTGGAGAAGGCGCAGACCATCAACGCAGCAGCCGAAAAGCTGGTTCGCTGCAAAGGTCGCTATCACAGCGAGCAGAACTATCGCGCACTGGCGGCGCTGTTTGGCGTGAACATTCCAGATCTGCCGCCGCTGGAGCATGAAAACGTCCATTATGCCGATGCTGCAGAGATGGAGATTGCAGCACTGCGCCAGCGCATCGCCGAGCTGGAGTCACGCTTAAACTCTGCTGACAAATTGCAGGACAGTGCATTCCGTAGTGGATTGCAACACGGCTTTAGTCTCGGACAGACAGATGACCAAAAAGGTTATGAGCAGAGCATGGCCGCTTATAGCTCCCACGCTGGCATCAAGGTGGAGGCTGAGTGATGCGCGACTGGAGACTGGTTTTACGCGATATGGAGCGAGAAGAGGAGCGTAAGCGCTCTATGGTAAAAATCGTTCCAGGTGAATTACGCAATCAAAAATGCCCATGTGGTAGCGGTAGGAAGGCTAAAAACTGCCAGTGCGATATGTTTAAGGGGAATAAATAATGTCTGACGAAATTGAAACGATAGATAGAAATCCGAAATCATGGGCAGCATGGAGGCGCGAAGCGGAAAGATTGCAAAAAATCATCGATGGCATGGCGCTAACAGCAATGGACAGCGAGCCGGATTGTAATGAGCGAAAGCTTTTCTGTTCAACCGATACAGCGAGGATGAGGAAGGTAGTTTCTGCCTCAGACGGGTCCGGGACAACACCGCTCTATCACCGCGCCGCCATGCTCCAGGCTGGTACCCTCACCAATGAGGATACCAAACAAGCATGGACTGGCATCCCTGATATCGATAACGCCATCAACATGCTCGACCGCATCGATACACTGGAAAGTTGCGATGATGACCGTATTGAGGCTGTTAAGACCGTTTTGCGCGGACTGGCTGGCAACTCTCCGGTAATTCCGGAGGGGTACGTGATGGTGCCGAAGGAGCCTACTTCCGAGATGGTAAAAAAGATGCGGTATCATGTTGGTAGTTATGACCGAAACATCAAGGATGGATACAAGGCCATGCTCGCAGCCGCCCCGCAGGAGGTGAAAGGTGAATAACCAAATCCCTGAGTCTGTAGCCGTGGCCATGATTAATGCGGCCAGAGATATCACCGTGGCAAAAATTAATGCCAAAGGCGCAAAGTTCGACGGTTATACAACCTCGGTAAACTGGTTTGATCGTTCAATGAAAGAGGTCCGCGAAGCCGTTAAAGCAGTACTTCCTGACATTGAGCGGGAGGCAAGGTGATGCCGTACTTCTTCCTGATTTTCGTCATCAGCAGTCAATCATCGAATATGCAGGTGGTGCCCATGCAGAGCATGGAGCAGTGCAAGGCCGCCATTAAGGCGATGAAAGTTGCAGATGATAGACGGTCGTGGAACGATGTTTCGCCATACGTAGACAATATTCAGTGCGTGGAGGTGAAACATGGCTGAGTTACGCGCAGGCGGGCTGGCTTTGGTAATAGCGTCTGGAAACCAAAATGAGGTAGGAAAAACAGTAACGTTAATCAGAAAGGTTTCAAGCGGGGAGTTTCATCAATTCCCAAACGGGAATAGCTACGCAATGAAGACCAATACAGGTCAGTCAATGTGGGTCGTATCTGGCGATGTTTCGATTTACACAAGCAAGCCATCTGGAGGGATGTCCATTTTCCCAGCCAAAAGCCTGATGCCCATCGACGGCGACGACTTCAGCAATGAAGACGAACATCAGAAGGAGCGGGAGCATGCCTAAATCCCCCGCAGAACGCAAAGCCACCTTCTAATATCAACCCCTCTCCGGAGGGGTTTTTATCGTATATGCTCATTTTGCTTTTCTCCCCGGGAAGGGCGATAATTACCTCGTCAGCCTGAGCAACTGACGACTTACTTCCGGCGCCAAGTGGGGACACATGGCGCACAAAACCACACAGCAATCCCTGTCACCGATGGCGAAAGCTACCGGCGATTTTCTGCATTCAGCGTTTGACCTCTGCGGAGGTGAAGCGTGAACATCCCTCAATGCGGCATCAAGCTGCACAGCGGCAACTTCAGCGCTATAGGCAAGATTCTTCAGGAGCAGCTCTCTGACGGGAAATGTCTGCGCCTGCAGGTCAAAGAGTGGCGAGAAAAACGTAGCCTGAGCCAGAACGCACTCAGTCACATGTGGTACGCGGAAATCAGCGAATACCTGATTAACTCCGGACGTACCGACGCAACTCCTGAGTGGGTTAAGCGCAACCTCAAAAAGACCTACCTCGGCTGCGAAGAGGTGACCTACACCGACTTCATCACTGGTGAGAAAACCACAACTTGGGAACCCCGGCATACCTCCGATCTTGATACCGGCGAAATGCACATCTTCCTGACCAAAGTAGAGGCCTGGTGCGCTCAGTTTGGTCTGTCTCTCACCATTCCACACGGTTGCGAATATCAGCAACTGCAGCAAAAGCAGGAGGCCTAATGAGCAGCCTTCTCGCCAAAGTAATGGAGCGCGGTATTTTCCGCGTTCCGGCGCGACGCAAGCGCAAGGTCGAAGTTAAACCGTCAGATATCCCCACCTTTCACTATACGGCTCACCTGGCAGATGTCCGCTGGCTGCGCCGCGCTGCCAGAAGGAAAGTTGTATGAGCATTTATCAACGCATTAACGGCGCTGACTGGCGCAGCATATGGGTTGTTGGCGATCTGCATGGGTGCCATACGCTGCTGATGAATGAGCTGGAAAGGGTCCGTTTTGACCCATCGCGTGACCTGCTGATCTCGGTAGGTGACCTTATCGACCGTGGCGCGGAAAACGTCGAATGCCTAGAGCTAATCACAATGCCCTGGTTCATGGCTGTTCGCGGAAATCATGAGCAGATGATGCTCGACGGACTATCTTCCTCCGGGAACGTGCATCACTGGCTCGCTAACGGTGGTGGATGGTTCTTTAACCTTGACTACGACAAAGAGCGTCTGGCTATCGCGTTGACGCATTTGGTTGCAGGTTTGCCACTTATCATCGAGGTAATGACCGAGGGTAAGAGGGTGGTGGTCTGCCATGCTGACTACCCTCATAACGAATATGCGTATGACAAGCCCGTCGATGCAGAACAGGTGATCTGGAATCGTGAGAGAGTGAGCGCGGCTCAGGATGGGATTGTGAATGAAATATCCGGTGCAGACCTGTTTATTTTTGGGCATACCCCGGCACATCAGCCAAGCCAGTACGCCAATCAGATGTATATCGATACCGGGGCTGTATTCTGTGGCCGCCTGACATTGGTGCAGATCCAGGGTGGTGATCATGCGTAAACCAGCACGCCGTAAATGCGCCCACTGCCGCGAATGGTTCCATCCTGCCCGGGAAGGGCAGGTGGTATGCAGTTTTGAATGCGCCAGCGCGATCGGAAAAAAACAGACAGCAAAAGCCCGGGAAGTGGCGAAGGCCAGGGCGGTGAAGCGCCAGCGCGAATCCGAGAAAGAGGGGCGTCAGCGCCGTAAAGCAAGATTGGCTGAACTCAGACCTAACGGTTACTACAAAACCCAGGCTCAGAAGGCATTCAACGCCTACATCCGCGCTCGTGATGTTGGTTTGCCATGCATCAGTTGCGGCGAGACCAACCCACCTGATCTGCATGGCGGCCAGTGGGACTGCGGCCACTTCAAAACGGTCGGCGCTTACCCTGAGTTGCGTTTTGAAGAGCGCAACGCTCATAAGCAGTGCAAATCGTGCAATGCCGGGGCAGGTAAGTACACCGCCAAAGAGTCGACGGTTGCTCAGCAATACGAAGCTGGCCTGATCGCTCGTTACGGACAGGAGTATGTCGACTGGCTTAACGGACCCCACGAAATGACCAACTACCGCCGGGAAGACTTTATTCGTATTCGCGATGAGTACCGCAGCACTGAAACAACGGGAGGCCGCATGAGCCGTGACGTTATAGAACGCATCCGCTACCGCTGGAAAAAGCTCCGCCTCTGCCGGCACCGCGGCACCGTACTGGTTGACTACCGCATACTGAGAAATTTCGTTCGCATCTATCAGACCCTGGGAGAGACAGCATGACAGCTCAATACTTGGAATTTGTTCGCCAGCAGCTGATAGTGGCCACCGCCGATCTGAGCGGTGCGACGAAAGGGCAGTTGGTTGCTTTTGCAGAGAACGCGCAATTCACCGCTACGGCGCGCAGCCGTGGCCGGAAGAAGGTATATAGCGAGGTAAAGCAAAAAATGGTTAACCCGGACGGGCCGCCGATGAGCGGCAGCCAGTCCCGCGCTAAGGGTTCATCAATCGCTCTCGTTCTTCCCGTTGAGTATTCGACGGCAAGCTGGCGCCGGGCTCTACTGTCGCTGGAAGAGCATCAGAAAGCGTGGTTGCTGTGGAATTACAGCGACAATATCCGTTGGGAGCACCAGGAGACGATCACCCGGTGGGCATGGGAGCAATTCAGCGAGAAGCTGGCCGGCATACGCATTGCGAAGAAGACTGTCGATCGCCTTCGTCAACTTATCTGGCTGGCCGCGCAGGATGTCAAAGCCGAGCTGGCAGGGCGGGAGACGTATGAATACCAGTCGCTGGCGGAGCTGGTTGGTGTAGCAAAGTCCACATGGACAGAAACCTACCTCCCTCATTGGCTGGCGCTGCGCAGCAGTTTTGTGAAGCTTGATAGCGACGCTCTCATATCGGTAACGCGATCACGTTCACAACAAAAGGCGACAAATTTAGATGTAAGTCTTGCAAAACCGAACTGAAAGGCATATATTTCATGTAAATCTGATATCGTCGCCATAGCTTCGATTGTCGACATACAAAGAATTCAAGCCCGAGGTTAACGCCTTGGGCTTTTTCATTTCAGGGTCAGAAGCACAGCGGTTGTGCGTTCGGCTGTTAACCGAATGGTCGAAGGTTCGAATCCTTCCTGTCCCGCCAGATAATGGCCTGACCTGATGACGGGCTCATAATCCAATCCATCAGGGGCGTTGTTGCCGCAACGCAACAGGCCACCATATCCCTCTACCTTGGGACCATTACGGCTACCGCCGTCACTTTTTACCCTTGGTATTTCTTCCCGCCATGAGCGGGTTTTTTTATTTTCAGGGTCGCGGGAATCACCCTCGACGCTTTGTTGGTAAATCAGCCCGACGGCCCTGAACCTTTTACTGACTACAGATAGCACCCCGAACATTATCGGAGGTGAGAGATGCAACGTATGAACCCAACCGATGGTCACAATCTGCCTTACTGGTGGTCAGCCTTGCTTGGTATCTTTTCCGTCCTGAGTCTGCAGGATTATGTCTTCATCATTGGCGCCCTGATCTCTGCCTTCTTCACAATCAAGACGTATTACGCAAAGCGCAAGGAAGAGCGAGAGCGACTGGATGAAGAGAAAAAGCGCACGCAACTGTTGGCCAGTTATCTGGCTGATGTCTCCGCAAAGCCTGGAGGTGACCGTCCGGCTTCAGCCGAAGTGGTAACCGAGGCCTTGAAGCGGATCGCAAGTGATACACAGGGGTGAGCATGACGCCATCAATGAGGAATAAACTGATTGGCGTGATCGCCGGCGGCGGTGGCGCCATAGCCATTGCCTCTGCGCTCATCACTGGCCCAACCGGTAACGATGGTCTTGAAGGTGTGCGATATGTTCCTTATCAGGATGTGGTAGGCGTCTGGACTGTCTGCTATGGCCACACTGGCAAAGACATCATGCTTGGCAAGAAGTACACCGAGGCTGAATGCCGTGCGCTTCTCAGTAAAGACCTGAACTCCGTAGCCCGCCAGATTGACCCATACATCCAGAGGCCGATTCCCGAGACAATGCGCGGGGCGCTTTACTCATTTGCGTATAACGTCGGCGCTGGAAATTTCCAGACCTCCACGCTGCTGCGCAAAATCAACCAGGGCGACCAGAAAGGTGCGTGCGACCAGCTGCGCCGCTGGACTTACGCCAAGGGTAAGCAGTGGAAAGGCCTGGTAACTCGTCGCGAGATTGAGCGCGAAGTTTGTCTCTGGAGTCAAAAATGAGCCGGTTAACCGCCATTATCAGCGCCGTTGTGATCTGCCTGATAGTCAGCCTCGGCTGGCTGGTCAGTCACTACCACGACAACGCGACCGAGTTCAAAAGGCAGCGTGACAAAGCGGCCGAGCAACTCAGTCTGGCGAAAGACACCATTGCTGACATGCAGGTAAGGCAGAGAGACACCGCAGCGCTCGATGCCAAATACACGAAGGAATTAGCCGATGCAAAAGCTGAAAATGATGCTCTGCAGCGCAAGCTTGATAATGGTGGTCGGGTGCTCGTCAAAGGCAAGTGTCCAGTGTCAGCCCCAACCCAAGCCACCGGCGCCGCCAGCATGGGCGATGATGCCACCGTCGAACTCTCTGCAGTTGCTGGACGAAACGTTCTCGGTATCCGGTCCGAAATCATCAGCGACCAAACAGCCCTGAGAGCCTTGCAGGAATACATCACCACGCAGTGTCTGAAATAGCAAAGTGGGTTAAAATCATCAGTGGCTAGGGTAGCTCCCGAAAAGCGGCATCGTCACCGCCTGCCACTGATATCCTGACGAGCAACTTAGACGAGGTTGTTATGGAAAACCAAAAGCAAAGAGACATGATTGCAAGCCTGTTTGAAGAGCTTGTTATCGCCAGAGGTCTGATTAAAGAAATTTGCAAGGAGCGTGGTATCCCTGAGCCGAAGGCCTCATTGATGAGGATGGAGAAGGCGATAAACGAAGCAAAAGAACACATGGCAGAAAATATTTAAATCAGGTCGCCTCGGCGGCCTTTTTTATTGGCATTACAGGAGTCATTCATCGAGTGGCTTCGATAATGTCAAAGCGAGGAACTGTTTATGGCAACACCGGACTGGGAGGCCATCGAATCGGCATACCGGGCCGGAGTCCTTAGTCTCCGTGATATAGGCGATAAATACGGCGTTACTGAAGGGGCTATCAGGAAGAGGGCTAAAAAATTTGACTGGGTACGCAATAGCGGTACGCAGGTACGCAAAAATGGTACGCAAAGTGGTACGCAAAAGAGTAAGGCGCGTACCAGCGAAAAGCCTGCCAGCGCTGGCCGTACGCAAAAAAGTACGCAACCAAAAGCCGAACCTCCACCAGATACGAAACCGATACGCGGGGTGCGTACCGATCCGCCGACCAACCCATTCCAACCCGGCAACCAGCAGGCGTTAAAGCATGGTGGTTACGCCCGGCGCCTTCTGCTCAAGGATGAGGTCATTGAAGACGCGAAAGCGTTGACACTCGAAGACGAATTATTTCGCCTTCGGGCTAACAACCTTGTCGCTGCAGAGAATATTGGCCGGTGGTTGACCAAGCTGGATGATGCTGAAGGGGACCAGGAAAGAAAGGTGTTGATGGAAAATATCAGCGCCGCCGAGAAGGCGATGATGCGCAATACCGTTCGTATTGAGTCCATCGTCGGCACGCTTGCGACGGTAGGCAAAATATTTGCTGATACAGACTATCGCAAGGCTGCTACTGATAAGGTGTCGCTGGAGGCCGATCGTCTTCGCCGTGATGCAGGTATTGATGATGGCAACGGAGAGCGTGACCTCAATGACTTCTACTCTGACATCCAAACCGACGCTGAATCCGGTCCTGCGTAGCTTCTGGACGACGCAGGCGCGTAACAAAGTGCTTTATGGTGGCCGGTCATCGTCAAAATCGTGGGATGCCGCTGGCATCGCCATATTTCTGTCGAATAAATACAGCCTTCGCTTTTGCTGTGCACGTCAGATCCAGAACAAAATTGAAGAGTCGGTGTATACCCTGCTCAAAATTCAGATTGACCGCTTTGGCCTGCGGCATCGTTTCCGCATTCTGAACAACAAAATCATTAACCGGGTGACCGGGTCTGAATTCGTCTTTTATGGGCTCTGGCGCAACATTGAAGAGATTAAGTCTCTGGAGGGTATCAGCGTTCTGTGGCTTGAAGAGGCCCACGCGCTGACGGAGTACCAGTGGAAGATACTGGAGCCTACCATCCGTAAAGAGGGCTCAGAGTGCTGGTTTATCTTTAACCCCGGACTGGTGACTGATTTCGTGTGGCGTAACTTTGTGGTCGATCCGCCAGAAGATACGCTGATACGCAAAATCAACTACGATGAAAACCCCTTTTTGTCCGACACCATGCTGAAGGTTATCGAAGCCGCTAAGCGCCGGGATCCGGATGGGTTTAAGCACGTCTACGAAGGCGTGCCAGAGTCGGATGATGATGCGGCCATTATCAAGCTGTCATGGATTGAGGCGGCTGTTGATGCCCATAAAGTCCTTAATTTCGAGCCGAGCGGGCGCAAGCGTATTGGCTTCGACGTCGCCGATAGCGGCGCCGATAAGTGCGCTAACGTCTATCGCCACGGCTCCGTCGTGTATTGGGCGGATGAGTGGAAGGCGAAAGAAGACGAATTGCTGAAGAGCTGCCAGCGTACGTATCAGGCAGCACTGGAGCGCGATGCTGATATCGTCTACGACTCAATCGGCGTTGGGGCATCTGCTGGCGCGAAATTCTCAGAAATTAATGAGGATCGTAAGCGCGAAAACATGAACGCATCCCGCATCAACTATCAGCGATTTAATGCAGGCGCTGGTGTGAATGAGCCGGACTACGAATATATTGGCATCCCGAACAAGGATTTTTTCGCCAACCTCAAAGCTCAAGCCTGGTGGCTGGTAGCGGATCGCTTCCGTAACACCTTCAACGCGGTAAAGAACGGCGAGCAGTACCCGGTAGATGAGCTGATAAGCATCGACTCATCCTGCCCACTTCTGGAAAAGCTCAAGCTGGAACTTACCACCCCACACCGTGATTTTGACAAAAACGGTCGCGTGATGGTGGAAAGCAAGAAAGACCTCGCCAAGCGTGACGTACCATCGCCGAACGTGGCCGACGCTTTTATCATGGCGTTCGCTCCTACTGATACGGCAATGGATATCTGGGAAGCGCTGGGAAACAGCTAAATACCTGGAAATAACCGTTTCACGCAAAATTAACGCTATTCATTTTTCGACCCTGTTTATGCATGTTTTATTCACGCGCTTTTAGCCACTTAACCCAGATAAATAAGCCTTTGGCGGACATTTCATCATGGGAGGGATCCGGCTGGTGCGGGTAACAGTCATTATGTTAAATCGGGTCGTTTTTTAACAAATTATCCTATCCGCCACGAGTACCAAAAAAAGCCGGAGAATAGTCACCATGGCGAAGAAAACAGGACGAGTCGCCACGGCGGATTCGTACGATAACTTTGTTGCCCGTGTCGGTATGCAGCAGCCTAACCAGCATGCCGCATCGACCTACAGGGCGAACTATACCAGCCGCAACCGCCTGCTCATCGAGTGGGCTTATCGTTCCTCCTGGATTATTGGCGCCGCAGTCGATTCGAAAGCGGACGATATGACCAAAAAGGGCGTGCGGATCACCAGTGAGATAGACCCGAAACGCCGTGGCATTCTTGAATCACGGTTCGATGAGCTTCAGCTTTGGGATTGCATCAACGAGACTTTGAAATGGTCCCGGCTGTATGGCGGGGCGGTGGCGCTGATTCTGATTGAAGGTCAGGCACCGCTGACGCCGCTGGTGCTGGATAAGGTTGGCAAGGGCAGTTTTAAAGGTCTGGCTGTACTTGACCGCTGGATGATTAACCCACAACTCACCAGGCGCATTAAGGCGCTTGGCCCTAACCTCGGCAAGCCTGAATTCTATGACATCGTGACAACGGCGCAGGGGCTGCCTCCTTGGACTGTTCACCACAGCCGCCTGATCCGTATGGATGGTGTGAAACTGCCGTATCAGCAGAAAATCACCGAAAACGAATGGGGGATGTCCATTGTCGAGCGCATCTTCGATCGCCTGACTTCCTACGATAGCACCAGCGTCGGCGCCGCCCAGCTTGCCTACAAGGCACACCTGCGAACGGCAAAGATTAAAAAGCTGCGTGAAATTATCGCCACGGGCGGTAAGGCGTTTGAAGCGCTTATCAAGAATATGGAAATGGTCCGCCAGTACCAGACGAACGAGGGTATGTCCCTGTTTGATTCGGAGGACGAATTTGAAACACATTCCTATTCTTTCGCGGGCCTTTCTGACCTGCTTAGCGAGTTTAAAGAGGATATCGCGGGCGCTGTTGGCATTCCTCTTGTCCGCCTGTTCCGCCAGTCACCGAAGGGGTTTTCAACCGGTGACGCTGATCTCGCGAACTACTACGACGACGTGGGAACGCTTCAGGAGCGAGATTTACGGCCTCACATCCGCCTGCTATTCGATGTACTGCATCGCTCTGAGTTTGGCGAGCCGTTGCCGCAAGATTTCACCTTTGAGTTTAACCCCCTGTGGCAGATGAGCGACACCGATCGCTCCACGGTGGCAACCAACACGACTACCGCTCTGGCAACCGCGGTGCGTGATTTGGGAATGTCGCCGGCTGCTGCGCTGACCGATTTGCGCGAGCTGTCTGACGTTACCGGCATCGGTGCTTCAATTAGCGATGAGGATATCCAGAATGCGGCGAAACAGTGGCAGGAGACTGAATCTGAAACCAGCCCTCCGCCGCCGATCGGAGGTCCAGTATCAGAAAAGCCTACTGGCGATAGTCGACCAGATAAATCAAATCGTCACGGGTTCCTACGATGGTTCACAGGCAAGCGCTGATAGCATTGCTAAATCGCTTGTTGACTACTCCGGGGTGATCGACGACTGGGCCGAAATGGTCGGTCGAAAGATGTTTGCCCAGGTGGAGCGAGAAGAGTGGAATCAGTGGCGCTCTGTTTCGGAAGAAATATCCGCTGGTCTGCGTGACGTGATTGGTAACACTCCTGTCGGCATGGTGGCGCAAGACATCGTTTACCGACAGATTCGCTACATGAAGTCTCTGCCATTAGAGGCGGCCGGACGTGTCAGGGAAATTCAGGAGCGTGCGATACAGGCTGTCATTCATGGTGAGCGCCCCGATCAGCTTTACGAGATGATCATGCAATCCGGTGACGTGGCGGCCAGCAGGGCGCGGATGATAGCCCGCACTGAGATAGGGCGTGCAACTGGCGCATTAACTCAGGCTCGGGCGCTGTCCGTTGGTTCTGAGGGGTACTGGTGGCGCATTGAAGGTGCAGGCACCAGGCCATCACACCGAAAAATGAAAGATAAGTTTGTGCGCTGGGATAGCCCGCCAACGCTCGATGGGATGACCGGACACGCCGGGTGCCTGCCTAACTGCATGTGTTGGTCGGAAGTGCAAATACCTGACCCTGTAAAATAACAGGCCGCCAATGAGCGGCCTTTTCATTGCCCGCAATTCAGCAGGTAACCCATGAAATATTTCTTTAAAACCCGCCTTGGGAATACCCGCTATCAACTGGCGGACGGCTCGATCCTGTTTAAAGACGTACCGATTGGTCGCACAGGTGAGCAGGTCTATGGCGCGGAAGAATTGCCGGAGATTGAACCGGACAGTCAGGGATTAATCGTCGTTCGCCGGACGCCTGAAGAGGTATTCAGCGAGCGCACAATCGCCTCTTTTGAAGGGATGGCCGTTACCATCGGTCACCCGAAAGACTTTAGCGGCAACATCATTTTTGTCACGCCTAGCAATTGGCGGCAACTGGCAAACGGACATATTCAGAACGTCAGACGCGGCAGCGGTGAGCAAGGAGACCTGTTACTGGCTGACGTTATCGCAAAGACACCAGAAGCCATCCAGGCGGTGGAAGACGGTGACGACGAGGTGAGCTGCGGTTATGACGCTGACTACCGACAAATCTCGCCGGGCATCGCAGAGCAGTACGCGATAACCGGTAATCATCTGGCCTTTGTCCCTAACGGGCGGGCCGGTTCACGCTGCGCACTTGGAGATAGCATGCCAAACAAAGCCAAAAATTGGTGGGAGCGCCTCGTGCGCGCTCGTAAAACCAATGACGCCGCCGAAATGGCGAACCTAATCGATAACCCGCCGGACAACATGACCGGGGATGACGACGTAACATCCTCCGTGACGCCCGGCGGTGTGGTCATCAACCTTGCTCCACAAAATCCTCTGCCCGGCCCGGCATTACCCGGTACCGGTGATGCAGGGGAAGACGTTCCAGCCTGGGCGCAGGCCATCATTGCCCGTCTTGATAAGCTGGAAGGCATGGAGAAACAGGAGCAGCAGACCGGGGATGAAGATGCTGAAGAGAAGAAAGAGGAAGAAGGCAAAGTAACCGGCGATGCTGCTTACCGCGCAGACCTCATTCAACCCGGCATCCAGTTACCAGAGAAAGCGAAACCGACAGCGTTCAAGCGTCAGGTGCTCGCTTCTGCCGATCAATCTCTGGTGCGCTCTATTGTCGGTGATGCCGATATCAGCAAGCTAAAAAAAGCCACGGTAGATATGGCTTTCACGGCTGTTTCTGAGCTGGCGAAAAACCGCAATACCAAAACCGTCGACAGCCTGCAAACGCAGACTGCCACCACTGTTAAAACCATTGCCGGTATGAATCAGGCCGCGCAGGAATTCTGGTCTAAACGAGGCTAACCAATGGGTAATACATTTCTTTACCGGATGCCAGCGGGCATCGCCGGGGCAATTTCTCGTCCGCAGGATCTGACGGTTGAACCTCAACTGCTGGATTCCTCCAACCTTTTCCCCGCTTACGGCCTTGGCGGCAAGATTTCCTCCGGGAAATTTGTGCCAATCGCTGCGAGCGATACAGCGTCGGTGCTGGTGGGCATTTACGTTCGTCCGTATCCGACCGCCAGCCAGCCGGATAAAGTCCAGCAGGTAGGCAGCGGTAAAAACTTCACCGGCGATTGCCTGGTACGTGGTTACGTCACGGTAAACATCGGCGCGGATGCATCCGGCGTTGCGCTGCATGGCCCGGTCTACATGCGAGTGGCAACACCATCCGCCTCAAGCCCTCTCGGCGCGTTCCTTGCCGCCGCTGATGGCTCGAATACCGTCCAGATCACTAACGCTTACTTCAATGGCCCTGGCGACACCAGCGGCAACATTGAGCTGGCCTTCAATATTTAAGGAAATCGCAAATGCCAATGACATTTGACCAGGCGACAGTCGACGGCACTGGTGCCTTTCTTGTCCATGAGCTGGAGCGTCTCGATCAGACACTGAATCTGCCGCTGGTGAATTTCACCTGGTCGCGCGATATCCAGTTGCGTGAAGACGTGTCTATTGCTGACGAGATCAGCTCGTTCACTAACACCACCTTTGCTGCTGCCGGTACACCGAATGCCAACGGTAAAAACTGGCTTAGCAAAATCCCTACCGCGCTGGCTGGCGTTAACGTCGACATCGCAAAAACTGGCTTCCCGCTTACCCTTTGGGGTATGGAGCTGGGATGGACCGTTCCCGAATTGCAGGCAGCTGCGCAGGTTGGTCGCCCGATCGACACACAGAAGTACGACGGCATGCAGCTGAAGTGGAACATGGACACAGACGAGCAGGTTTATATCGGCGATTCCGGTCTGAACGTTAAAGGCCTGCTGAACCTGACGCAGGTAACGCCGATCAACGCCGTGAAGACCTGGGCGACCTCCACCGCTGACGAAATCCGGGAGAGTATTGATGCCGGATTGAACTTAGCGTGGGCCAACTCGGCTTACTCGATGGTGCCTACGGACCTGCTGGTCCCGCCGAAGCAGTTCGCTAAGCTGGCAAGCACCATCGTATCCAGCGCAGGCAATCAGTCCCTGCTGACCTATCTGCAAACCAACACCATCGCATACCACCAGAACGGGCGTCCTCTGAACATCCGTCCGGTGAAATGGGCGGAAGGTCGCGGCGTGTCGAACTCTGATCGCATGGTTTTCTACACCAACGACAAGAAATACGTTCGATTCCCGATGGTTCCGCTGATGAGCGTGCCGATCCAGTATCGCGGCCTGTATCAGCTCGTAACCTATTACGGCAAGCTGGGTGCATTAGAGCCGGTTTATCCGGAAACTTTGGCCTACGTCGACGGTATCTAACCTGCGGCAGCCCGGAAGGGCCGCTCCTGAGGAATTGCAATGAAAAAGATTTACGTACTCTCCCCGTTTAACTTCTACGACGGCAAAGAGCAAAAGCATTTCCCGGTTGGCTTCCACGACGTCGATGACACGGTTGCTGATCACTGGTTCGTAAAAGCGCACTGTTCTCCAGATGGCGAAGCGCCTGCCGTCGCAGAAGACCCGCGCATTGCTGAGCTGGAAGCAAAAATCGCCGAGAAAGATGCGCGTATTGCTGAACTCGAAGCGCAATTGCCGGAGACTACCAATAATGGCAAGAAATCAAAGTCTGCCGACGCCTGAGCAGTTCAGGGTAACCTTTCCGCAGTTCGCTGACGAAACAAAGTACCCCACGCCAATGATTCAGGTTCGACTGAATCTTGCTGATGCCATGCTGAGTGAGTCGCGCTTTGGCGTGGATATCTTTCCCTACATCGTCGGGCTGTATGTTGCGCACTACATGTACCTTTACGCCGCCGATATGCGTGGTATGGCTGTGGGTACTGCTGGTGGTGTAAATAGCGGCATACAGACCGCGAAATCAGTGGATAAGGTTTCAGCCAGTTATGACGCAAGCGCAACCCTGGACCCTAATGCCGGTTTCTGGAACAACTCCCGTTACGGATCGGAGTTCTGGGAATACCTGATGATGTTTGGTGCCGGAGCGGTTCAACTGGGGACGCCGGAATGAAAAGCGGGCTCACAATTCGGGAAGACAATTACGCCAGTGTTCTCGACGCGCTGAAACAGTTATCCAGTACTGATGTGTTGGTGGGAATTCCTGCGGATAAGGCCGAGAGGGAGGATGGGGCACCATATAACAACGCTGAGTTGGGTTATTTGCACTCGACAGGGGCCACCATCACAATCCCTGAGCACACAACAACCATTTATCGCCAAGTGGATGCACATGGGGATTTAAAGCGGAATGGTCGATTTGTTAAGGCATCAAAAAGCAATTTTTCTACCACGCACACGGTTCCTGCGCAGGTGGTCACGATCCCGCCACGACCTTTCCTTGATATCGGCATTGAGGATTCTCGGGATAAAACCACCGCCCGGTTAAAACTTGCCGCACAGGCCGCGCTTGAGGGTAATGCCGGTCTGGCGGAGCAGCATCTTGAAGCCGCCGGACAGATTGCCCGAGACGCCTCAAAAGCGGTTATCGGTGACGGTGACCGCCTCACGCCTCTCTCGGAGAAAACGCTCCAACGCCGGCGAGCGCAGGGATTACCTGGCGACAAGCCGCTTTATGCGCATGGCTTCCTGTTGCGGGCGATTAACTACGTCGTGAGGAAAAAATAATGCCGTTTCTCGATGTGACTGATGTTCTGCTTGATCCGGACTTTGTCGATCTGACTCTGGTATGTCACCGGCAGTTGCAGACGGTTGATGAGGATAACTTCCCGGTTAACACCGCGCAGGATATCCCGTTCTCTGGCGTGGTGACTGTCGACCGCTCGCTTGAAGCCAAGCGAATGGCTGCCGGGCAGAACATCAACGGCGCAATCCTCATTGTGACGCAATTCAGGCTGACTCAGGGGCAACCCGGATTAGATGCCGATATCGTAACCTACCGCGGGCGAGATTATCGTGTGACGTTTGTCGACCCGTATACAGCGTACGGTGCCGGGTTCGTTCAGGCGCATTGCGAGTTGCTGGAATTTGACGGGGGAACGCCAATTGAGTAACGACAGCACAACGGCGGGATATCTGACCCCCGTCGGTGATTCACCGCCCTACGATGGGGATCTGGAACGGCTAATCAGCCGCTGGATACGGGGTGTGACAGGGCTGGCTGTCACGCTGGTTTACCCACGCTGGACTGACCCGCAAAAGCAGATACCCAAAAACGGCACCACCTGGTGCGCGTTCGGTATCACCGGCATTCAGGAGGACTTCAACCCGGCGTACGTGCAGGGCGAAGAGAACACCGAACAGTGGTCGCATGAGACCGTGAGCCTGATCTTGTGCTTCTATGGCCCGCAGGGGCTGGCAATGGCCACGCGCTTTCGTGACGGTCTGCTGGTCTCGCAGAACAATGACGAGCTCAACCGCTCAGGCCTGACATTTCTGCAGCATGGGCGGATCCTCAATCTGCCCGAACTCATCAATAACCAGTGGGTGCGCCGGTACGATATCAGCGTTGACCTGCGCCGCAAAATCATCCGCCAGTACGGCATTCAATCGCTGGTCGACGCGCCAGTGCAATTTTTTGGAGATTAAAACATGGCACAGGGCTTACCTGTTTCCAATGTCGTTAACGTTGACGTCATCATGTCACCGGTAGCGGCAACGGGGCGAAACTTCGGTGCGCTCCTCATTCTGGGAACCTCTACCGTTATTCCGGTTACCGAGCGCATTCGCCAGTATTCGGCCATTGAAGATATCGGCGATGATTTTGGCGTTGACTCCCCGGAATACGAAGCAGCGACCATCTTCTTTTCACAATCACCAAAACCGACGCTGGTCTATATCGGCCGCTGGGCGAAGACGCTGGCGGAAGGTGAAGAGGGCACAGTTGAAACGCTGCTGCAGGCGGTTAATGCCTCTCTGCAATATACCAACTGGTACGGTCTGGCGATTGCCGACAGTGCCGATCTGGTTGAGGCTGACGTGATTTCGGTTGCTGCGGCGATCGAGGCATCCAGCCTGAGTCGCATTCTGGCCGTTACCACTGATGATGTGAATGTGCTGGTCTCGGGGAATACCGACAACATCGGCTATAAGCTGAAAGCCGCCGGCTACAGCCGTACGTTCTGGCAGTACAGCTCCAGCAGCAAATACGCCGCTATCTCGGCATTTGGCCGTGCGTTTACGGTGAATTTCACCGGCAACAACACCACTATCACCCTGAAATTCAAAACCGAGCCTGGCGTGACGTACGAAACGCTCACGACCGCGCAGGCGTCCGCTATTGATGCCATTGACGGTAACGTCTACGTCTACTACGCCAACGATACAGCGATTATCCAGCAGGGTGTCATGGCGAACGGAGACTTCTTTGATGAGCGCCACGGCCTGGACTGGCTGCAGAACTACGTGCAGACCAACCTTTACAACCTGCTGTACACCTCGACTACCAAAATTCCGCAAACCGACGCGGGCGTTACCCGGTTAATGACCAACGTCGAAGCCTCACTGGATCAGGCGGTAAATAACGGCCTTATTGCTCCGGGTGTATGGAATGGCGGCCCGATCGGCCAGATTGAATCAGGTGACACACTGACCAAGGGTTACTACGTCTACGCCGATTCAGTAGATAACCAGGCGCAGTCCGACAGGGAAGCGCGTAAGTCGCCGGTGATTCAGGCGGCGATCAAACTGGCGGGTGCCATTCACTATGCCGACGTGCAGATCAATGTGGTGCGATAAGGAGCGACCATGAGCGGAACCTATAGTTTTATTGACGTCTCGGCATCCCTGACGGGCCCAACCGGCAGTATCGATCTGGGCTACGGCTCGGCGAACTCCGAAGAAGGTATTACGGTTGCGATGACCGAGGCAAAAAACACCATGACCGTCGGCGCCGATGGTGAGGTGATGCACAGCCTGCACGCCGGTAAGAGTGGCACCATCACAGTTACCCTGCTGAAAACGTCCCCGGTGAACAAAAAACTGTCCCTGATGTATAACGCGCAGAGCCAGTCCTCGGCGACCTGGGGTAATAACGTGATTGTCATCCGAAACAAGGTGTCAGGCGATATCACCACCGCGCGTAGCTGCGCATTCCAGAAGCAGCCGGATCACTCTAACGCCAAGGTTGGCAATACGGTGTCGTGGGTATTTGACGCCGGTAAGATTGACCAACTGCTGGGGGAGTTTTAATCGATGGAATTTGAAATTAAGGGCGTTAATTATCGAGCCGCCAAACTCGACGTATTCCAGCAACTGAAGGTAAGCCGTAAGCTGCTGCCGGTGCTGGCCGGACTCGTTAGTGAATTTTCCACGCTGAAAGCGCAGGCCGCTGCGGGTAACTCTGGTGCTGTGCTGGAAAGCGTACTGCCGAAGATTGCCGATACCCTGGCAGCTCTGCCTGATGAGGACGTTAACGCGGTGATTCATCCATGCCTGGGCGTTGTTATGCGCCAGCATGAAAAAGGGTGGGTGAAAATTTTCGATCAGGGCGCGCTGATGTTCGACGATATCGACCTGTTCACGATGCTGCAGCTGGTGGCGCGGGTGGTCGCCGACAGCCTGGGAAATTTTTTGAAAGAACTCCCCGGCAGCGGGACGCCTACCCAGCCATAGGCCCTGTCCTGGAATCCATGCCAGAAGGTGAGGATTTCCTGATGCGCCCGGTGGATGCCGGGCTCATCCCTTACACCGCCCTGAAAGATGGGTCAGTCGATCTGGCTGATATTGCCCGTATGAATGACTGGCTGGACCTGAAAGCCGATAACGAAAACCGTATAGCGAAATGGAGAGAGGCTAATGAACGCTGAAACGCTCAAGGACTTTCTGATCTCGCTTGGGTTCAAAGTTGATGAGGCTGGCGCCAGAAAATTCGATGCCGTCGTTGCCGGGACAACGCTTAAAGCGATTGAGCTGGGCGTCAAAGTTGAGGCGGCGGCGCTTTCCGTCGTTGCATTCACCGCGAAAACTGCCAGCGGTCTCGACGACCTGTACTGGGCCTCTCAGCGCACAGGCGCGACGGTAGAGGGTATTAAGCAGATAGGGTATGCAGTTAGTCAGGTTGGCGGCAGTGTCGACGGAGCCCGCGGCTCTCTCGAAAATCTTGCCAGGTTCATGCGTAACAATCCCGGCGCTGAGGGTTTCCTGAACCGGCTGGGGGTTCAAACGCGTGATGCCAGCGGCAACATGCGGGATATGGCGACGATCTTTACCGGCGTCGGTCAGCGTCTTAGCAGCATGCCGTATTACCGCGCGAACCAGTACGCTCAGATGCTGGGTCTGGATGAAAACACCCTGATGGCAATGCGTCGCGGTATCGGCCAGTTTAGTGGCGAATACACCGCGATGGCGAAGGCGATCGGCTATAACGCCGATGTGGCCGCCGTCAGCTCCAATAAATTCATGACCTCGCTGCGCTCCTTTGGGCTGATGGCAGGCATGGCGCGGGATAAAATAGGCTCCAGCCTCGCTGATGGCCTTGCTGGCTCTCTCGACAGGCTGCGTCGCCAGATCCTGGAAAACTTCCCGAAAATTGAAGGCGCAATAACCGGTGCCGTGAAAGGAATTCTCTGGGCTGGCGAGATGGTAGGCCGGGTAATTTACCGCCTTATTCAGGCCGCTAGTGATATCAGGGCCTGGTGGATCGGGCTGGATAGCGACACACAAAAGCTTATTCAGACGCTTGGTGGCTTGCTTGTTGCCTGGCGACTGCTGAATGCCGCTATGCTCGCCTCTCCGATTACCTGGGTTCTGGCGCTTGCTGGTGCGCTTCTGCTGCTCTACGACGATTACAGGACGTGGAAAGAGGGCGGAAAAAGCCTCATCGACTGGAAGCAGTGGGAGCCTGCAATTGAAAAAGCCAAAGCGGCGATTCTATGGCTTCGCGACAAACTGCTCGGACTGAAGGACGATGTTGGAGGCTGGCAGAACGCTTTTGAAGTGCTGGCAACGTTCGTCGCTGGAAGCTGGGCAGCAAGAATGCTGCTTGGTATTGCCAAAGTCGGTCGTGGGTTTAGCCCAATTCTTGCCGCAATGGCTGCTATCAGCGCCTGGGATAAAATTGGCCAAATCCAGGAAGAGGCAAAGCGAGAAGGAAAAGACGTAGGTCAATACCTGGTCGATCGCATGAACCAGAAGCAGGGTAGTACTGATGGTCTTCTGGGAGGTGCTAACCAGGCGCTTAATCGCCTCTATTCATGGTGGGACAGCATTACCGATACCGGCGGCGCGACCAATGCTTATGATGCTTATGGGACAGTAAAACGCCCACAGGCAACTAAGGCAGGCGCTCAGCTGCTGGGTTGGATGGCACCCATGATGGGTAAGCTGGAAGCGATGTATAACCTCCCGGCAGGACTGCTCCGCAGCGTCGCTCTGACAGAGTCGGGTGGAAATCAGTTTGCTATTTCAGGCGCTGGAGCCCAGGGGTTATTCCAGTTTATGCCGGGTACAGCTCGTGATATGGGCTTACGCGGCAATGACGTGTTTGACCCTGTAAAATCAGCGGAAGCGGCAGCACGGTATCTCTCTATGCTCCTGCAAAAGAATGGAGGGGACCTGAACAAAGCTCTGGCCTCCTATAACTGGGGGATTGGTAACGTGCAGAAGTATGGCATGGCGTTGATGCCGCAGGAAACCAGGCAATATATCCCGAAGGTATTGAGCAATATGCCGGGAGCTGGCGCGACATTGAACCAGAATACCGTTATCAACATTTCTGGTGTCAGCGATCCGAGAGAGGCGGGGAAAATCGTCTCTGAAAGCCAGGGCAACGTTAATGCACGCGCTACCCAGCAACTAACCCGGGGGCCGAGCTGATGGATATTCTTTCAACCCTTTTCCAGCAGCGGAGCCGCCGTATTGGTCTGATGATACCCGATGTGGTGGTTTCAGAGCGTCATAACGATGCTCTGGAGGTGACAGAACATCCTGTTGAAAGGCCGACAAGCGCAGGCACAGGGTTCATTGCAGACCATGCGTATCGGCGCCCGTCAGAAGTCGTTATGGAGATAGGCTTTGCTGGTGGTGGTTCCTTGCTGGATTTTTATGATACAGCAGGCATCGGGCTGTCTACGCCCCTTAATAACATGGGGCCTAAGGAAGTCTATGCTGAGCTGCTTAAAATGCAGCAGGAAAGGCAGTTGCTTGATGTGACCACCGGGAAACGTCTTTATACCAATATGGTGATCCGCTCTCTGGATGTGACGACCGAACGTACCAGCGAAAACGTACTGATGGCGACAGTTACGCTCAGGGAAATAATCACCAGCCAGACGCAGACAGTCAGCGTGGCAGCGAAGGAAAACATGAAAGAGGGGGTGAACACGTCAGCGGTGCAAAACTCAGGAGTAAAGACGCCGACTCCGAAAGATGAGTCGCTACTAAGCCGGTTTGTCGGTTTCATCTCGGGAGGATAAATGGCTGTTTTAGAAATCCCTCTGTCACCTGAAAACCAGCGATTCTCCATATCTGTGGCAGGTCAAAGTCTGCAAATGACCGTGACCTGGCGTGCTTCTTTCTGGTGTCTGGATATCATGGACAGTACCGGCGCGGACCTGATAAAAGGCATTCCTCTTATCACCGGCGCCAACCTGCTGGCGCAGTATCGCTATCTCGGGCTTGGATTTTCGCTCTATGTAAATTGCGACGATCCGGCAAATGATAACCCAACCCAAACCGACCTCGGCATTAAAAGCCATCTCTACGTGGTAACGGAGTGATTATGTCTCAGAACTGGATGCGACACTTTGAGTTGCAGCTTATTGACGATAAGGGGGATGGGATATCGCTGTCGGATTTTAAGGTGACGTTTAATATCCAGAAGATGCCCGCGACTATCTTTAACGGATTCGTGGGTAATTTCAAAATCTACAATCTGTCGCCGGAGACGCAAAACCGGATCATGGGTAAAGAGTTTACTCGTGTAAGGGCTATTGCCGGGTATAACGGCACAGCAGACAGCAGTGGCAACTATCCTGATAAAAATGTGGGGATCATCTTTAACGGTGATATTCGCTTTACCGTTACCGGAAAAGATAACGTCACCGATAGTTGGGTGCTGGTCCAGTGCATTGATAGTTGGGAAGGGCATCTCAACGCCAGTGTTAAAACGACAGTATCGGCTGGCTGGAAGCATGCTGACCTTTTTGATCTTGGTATGCAGTCTCTACGGCCTTACGGTATCTCAGAAGGCAGCAGGCCCGATTTCGGCTCGACCGTCTTCCCGCGCGGGAGAACAATTTATCAAAATACCGGCCGCCTGATGTACAGCCTTGCAGGGCAGTGCAAGGCTAACTGGTGGTATGAAAACAACCAGGTGCATATTGTTCCTGATGATAAGTACATACAGGAAGCGATTGTGCTGAACGCCAATACCGGCCTGATCGGTATGCCTCAGCAGACGATGGGCGCCGGGGTAAATGTGCGCTGTCTGATAAACCCGAATATTAAGCTTGGGGGTCTTATCAGGCTGGATCAAGCCTCCGTGTATCGTCAGTCTCTCGGTAATGACCAGGTTGGGCAGTCACCTGGCAGACTGGGTGAAAGCACCACAGACGGTAACATCTATGTCGATGGCCTTCCCGGTGCGCAGCTGGCAGCAATCAATACCGACGGTGATTACATTGTCGGCAGCATTGACTATACTGGCGATACTCGCGGGCAAGCGTGGTATATGGACCTGCTGTGTCTGGCGAAAGGGGCTCGGGATTTAATGAGTCAGTCGACAGTTGCAAAGGTGGATCTGGGATGAATTTTGCCAAGTCAGTATTGTTGGTATCCGTTTTCGTCATGTCTTTTAGCGGTCAGGCGCTTGCTGCTCTGCGGTGCGGTAATTTTTATTTAAAGGCTAACGCGGACGGACTAACCCTAATCAATGGGCAGAAACCAGAGACTCAAAAAATCACCTTCTTAGGTAAACCAGAAGACTACGACAACGTAAAAATTCAATGGATGATTCCTTCGCCTGAAACTGGTAGATGGTTAGGGATGGACTATGTCCGCAGAAACGGCAAGCCCATCCTCAACGTTGAAGTGATTCGCAAGAACATGGACGAGACCAGAGAGTTCTGGACGTACGACTGTCGGAAGGTGAAGTGATCGGGTCGTTTCCGTGTAAAAAGGTCGCAGATTAAAGCCCACTTAGGTGGGCTTTTTGTTAACCATTTTCTCTAACTCTTCAACCCGCTTCGTTAAGTCTGCAACAAAGCTATCCGCCTTTGTTCCTTTGGCTGCCGTCCAAAATTCTATAGCCGCCACCAACTCAGCATTGACTGAGCGCTTGTTTGCCTCAGCCAGGGCTTGTACAGAATCTTTCAATTCCTGAGAAATTCGGATGTTGATCTGTGGGTCTCTGCTCATGTTGAAGGGCCGTGGTTAAAAAGTGTATTGACATGATAGCCATGTGCTACTATTCTTTCAATGGTAGCCAATGGATACTAAATGGATATCAACATGAATAAGACTAGCAGAAATCCGCAAGTAAACATCAGGATGCCTGATGACCTAAAAAAGTCGCTGAAGGAGATTGCAGAAGAGAAAGACAGGTCGCTGAACTATGTAATTGTTCAAGCGTTAAAAGATTTTGCCGCTAAATGCAGTGAAGCCCCGGCAGTGCGCTAACACCCCGAGGCTTCTTATTTACCAGTTAACGTCGAGAAAACTGACATGAATAGTGTACAGAACAAAGAGCTAACTTTCCACAACACCAGTTTTGCTTACATGGAAATGGGTGGTCAGGTCTGGCTGACGGCTACCGAAGTTGGTGAAGCTCTGGAGTACGCTGACGATAAAGCAGTGCAGCGCATCTACTCTCGTCATGCTGATGAGTTTACAGCACAAATGACAGGGGTGGTCAAACTGACCACCCCTTCAGGAAAGCAGGAATCACGCGTTTTCTCTCTGCGTGGCGCCCACCTTGTTGCGATGTTTGCTCGCACACCAAAGGCCAAAGAGTTCCGCCGCTGGGTGCTGGATATTCTGGATCGGGAAGTGGTTCATTCGCCGATTGCGAAGCAGTTCAGTGATGATGAACTTTGCTCTCTGGCATGGTTATGGCGAGCAAGTGACATCATGCTTACAGCTTGTGAGAGTGTCACTCCATTGCTGAAGGTGGCCGAGCATCGGCAGGCCGTGCGCTTTCACACAATCGGTCAGGAGTTGCCGCGGACAATTAACAAGGCAAGGGCGCTCATTAGCCGCGAGACGGCGCATATCGAGTTTCACCCATGGAAGGATGACAACTGGAGCAGGGTATTACCACACCTGAGACAGGAGATGTTGCAGTGATGCAAAAAGAAAAACCGCCAGTTACAGCTGGCGGCTTATGTCACACCCTTACTACCACATAAGGAATGTCGAATGACTTCTAAAAATGTAGCAAATGTAGGTTCAATTGTCACTGATAAAACCATTGACAGCCAGTCACTGCTTGAAATGGTAAATCAGGCGCGTAAGCAATGCGGTGAAAAAGAGGTTCGTAACAATGTCTTCATGGATCGCATTAAAGACGAGCTTGAGGGGGAGTTTTACAAGATTTTTGTAAAACCCTCTGGCGGTATCGGAGGTCGCCCGGTAGAGGTGGCAGAGATGAGTATCAAGCAAGCTCTTCGCGTGGCCGCGCGCGAGTCAAAAGCCGTTCGCCGCTCGCTGGTTGATAAGCTGGAAGACATGCAGGTTATCCAGAACCCAACCACAAGCAATTCTGGTCTTCCTGAGTACCGGCTTGCCAAAGCGGAGCAATTGAAGGCTCAGGCGTTGGAGAAAAACATCGCATCGGCCCGCGAGTTGATGTCAATGTTCCCGCGCCTTGGCGAATCAGCTAACCAGGTGATCGTTGCCACGCTTGTTAACCCGCTACTCGGACACGAAGTTGTACCGCTGCCGGTGATTGAAGAGCATTACGCAACTGCCGGAGAGGTGGCGGCGCAGATCGGTTGCACTGCAAACAAGGTTGGCCGCGTGGCAAACAAACACAACCTGAAAACTGAGCAGTACGGCAAGTTCTTTCTGGATAAGTCGAAACACTCAGACAAGCAAGTTGAGGCTTTCCGTTACAACGCAGAAGGGGTAAAGGCATTGCGCCACCTGATCCATGGCGCAGATGTAGCCTAACTATCTGATAATAAATCTAAGCATTAATTAGTGCTTCGAAAACCAAACCTCGCTTCGGCGAGGTTTTTATTGCCCGGAGTAAACCAAATGCCCGTAGCACTAAACTCCCAGCTCGGCAGTAAAGAGCAGGCAGACGCGCAGCTGGCGCAGGCGATCATGTCTGCAATGCGCGTAGCCATGCCTGGCATCATTCAGTCGTTTGATCCGGATGCTGTCACCGCTGTTGTTCAGCCAGCCATTAAAGGCGCAGAGCAGGATGAATCCGGAGCCGAGGTCTCGGTAAACCTCCCGCTGCTGGTGGACGTTCCTGTCCTATTCCCTCGCGGCGGAGGCTGCACACTGACTTTTCCTGTTAAGGCTGGTGATGAATGCCTTGTTATCTTTGCAGACCGCTGTATTGATTTCTGGTGGCAGAGCGGAGGTATTCAGGAGCCGGTAGACGAGCGCATGCATGATTTATCCGATGCCTTCTGCATCGTCGGTCCGCAGTCGCAGGCGAAGAAAATCGGCGGCATCAGCACCAGCGCAGTAGAGATGCGCAGTGATGACGGGGAAACAAAGTTGAGCCTTAATCCTGCCAGCGGAGCTATCAACGGTACGGCGCCGGGAGGATTTAACCTGAACGGTCTTAAAATCCTTTCTGATGGCCGCCTGCAGCTGGTGGATGGCTCAATCGTCGATAAGCATACGCATGGTGGCGTTGAGCCTGGCGGGAGTAACACAGCACCGCTTGGAGGATGATATGCGATACCGTCGAGAAGATGATGACGGGGATTACACCTTCGGCCAGGGTGATGATACCTGGCTGGTTAACTCCCCAGAGGCTGTCGCGCAGGCCATAAAAACGCGCTTCCTGCTCTGGTACGGTCAGTGGTTCCTCGATACCACAGAGGGAACACCCTGGATTCAGTCCGTACTGGGTAAGCAAAAGCCTGACACCTACAACCTTGCTATCCGCAAGCGGATCCTCGAAACGCAGGGGGTTAGCTCAATCACTGCATTTAATACCACCGTTGACGGCACCACGCGCCGTGTAACGTTCACAGCAACAGTAGAAACCATCTACGGGACAACCACAGTAACCTCGGAGGCGTAATGTCTTTGGACCTCGACACACTCGGCTTATCGGCAACGGTAACCGCTGAGGGGATTAGTGCGCCCGACTATCAAACCGTGCTGGATACCATCACCGGATATTTCCAGCAGATTTATGGCAGTGATGCTTATCTGGAGCCAGACAGCAAAGACGGCCAGCTGGTGGCGCTGGTGGCACTGGCTATCCATGATGCCAATAACACCGCCATTTCGGTTTACCGGTCATTCTCGCCGGCGACGGCTCTGGGTGACGCACTGACGAGCAACGTCAAAATTAACGGCATTACCCGACGCGCAGCGACGAACTCAACTGTCGATCTGCTGCTGACCGGTACGGTCGGTACAACCATCACTAACGGCTCGGTACGGGACACGAATGGCGTGGTCTGGAATCTGCCTGCAACGGTGGTCATTGGCTCCGACGGGACAGTGGTAGCTACGGCCACCTGTGCAAACTCGGGAGCGGTCGCCGCGGTAGCGGGGTCGGTAAACGGCATCAACACACCTACGCGCGGATGGGCTTCGGTAACTAACCCGCTGGCGGCCACTGTAGGCGTTGCGGCGGAAACAGATGCAGAACTACGCGTAAGGCAGTCGCAAAGCGTCGCGCTGGCGTCTCTCACGCCATTTGATGCGGTAGATGGTGCGATTGCCAACGTTGAAGGCGTGACCCGTCACAAACTGTTTGAGAATGATACCGAGACAACGGACGCTAACGGGTTACCAGAGCATTCTATCTCTGCTGTCGTTGAGGGTGGGGATGCAACAGAAATTGCCAATACCATCCGAAGCGTGAAGGGGCAGGGAGTTTCCACCTACGGCACGACTGCCGTGGTAGTCACAGATAAGTATGGAAACCCTTATACCATTCGCTTCTCTCGCCCAGTAGATGTTCCGGTATACGTGTCAATTACCCTGAAGGCGTTAACTGGCTACACCTCCGACATTGGCGATGAAATGAAAGCCGCTGTGGCTTCGTACATTAACTCTCTCGCCATTGGTGATGGTGTGCTGCTGAGCAGGGTTTATTCCCCGGCGAATCTCGGCGTAGTAAGCGGTGGGAATGCGCGATATTACGACATTATGGAGCTGTTAATAGGCCGGTCGGCTGAGTCCGTCGCAGCAGCTAATGTCACAGTCGTATATGACGAGGCTGTTTCATGTAGCGTGGAAAATATAGAAATAACGGTGACAGCATGAGCAAATACACCGAACTCATTTCTAACTACCATGCAGGAAAACCAAAATTTGTAAAGCATATTGACCTGTCCACGCGCCCTCTAATTGATATATCTGGTTCTGTCTACGGTCTTATCTCGGCATTCGACATAGATACTGGCGTAGGGGCACAACTTGATATTCTTGGTAAATGGATTGGAGTAGCCCGGACTGTTGCCGCGCCGATATCTGGTGTTTTCCTTGAATGGGACAAAGAACGAGTGGGCTGGGACCAGGGGATCTGGCTTGGTCCGTACCAGTCTTCTGACGCAATAACATACCTGAGTGATGACGTGTACCGGGTCGTGTTAAAGGCCAGGGTGGGTATTAATAACTGGAATGGTCAGAACGGAACGCTGCCAGACATTCTGGAAACAGCGCTCGCTGGTACTGGGATTAAAATGATCATCCTCGATAATCAGGATATGACGATCTCAGTGCTCATCGTCATTGATTCTGAATATTTAATGTCTGTAACAGACCGGTTGATATTTGATTCAGGTATGAATCGTGGTCCCTTTATTTCTCTTCCTGATGATTGCACACCATCGCGATATGACATTAACCCAATAGATAAACTTCCCGCTGAGTTTGTTTTTGTGGTTCGTGCTGGCCTCCTTACGGTAAAAGCGGCCGGAGTAAGAGTTAGAGAAACGGTTACGCCCTCTAATGGATATAAATTCTTTGGTTTTGATGTCGAAAACGACTATATCGCTGGATTTGAGTCCGGTGCATGGGGAGAAAATTTCTGATGCCAGTTAACAACTTTAAACCATTTGCCATTGCATCTGGCTCAAATGTGACATCACAGACGGAATGGGAAGGTTTGATCGCCCTTTCTACAGGATTTACTGCAGGGCTGGCCAGGGCCGCCCAGATTAATAAAGCGCTGCGGCAGGGGACCGTTATGGCGAGCGTCTTAGCTCAGTTCATGGCTGAGACAACCGGAGAGGATGTGCTTGATGATGGTGACACAGCAAAGCTTGTATCCCTGATTACCATGTCAGTTAATTCTGTTGCGCGGAGTGCACTTCCAGTTGGAACCCCCATCCCTTGGCCCTCAGATAGTCTACCCGCAGAGGGAAACTTCGCATTTATGCAGGGGCAAACATTTAGTCAGACGGCATATCCGTTACTGGCTGCTGCGTACCCGTCAGGTGTAATTCCAGACATGCGTAACTGGACCATTAAAGGGAAACCAGCTACCGGGCGAGCGGTGCTATCACAGGAGCAAGATGGTGTTAAATCCCACTCGCACACAGCATCTGCCTCATCAACAGATCTTGGAACTAAAGTCACGAGTAGTAACGGTGACCACTCCCACACGTGGGGATCTGCTATGCAGAAACAGGGGGGGAGTGATCAGGAGGTTGGCAATAATAGTGGGAATAATTTTGGTGTGACATCTACTGCAGGCGCTCATACACACTCTGTAGTAATTGGGGCCCACTCACATACCATCACGTAAGCGTAAACTGACCGCCGTATGTAGCCATCAGACGAGAATTGGTAACTTAGACGCCCATCTGATATAGACGGACATCTAAGTATGGAATTACAGGACTGGCGAAAAGAACCTCGTAAAAACTATGAAGCGTATCTGCGCCATATCCTGAGCGTACTGCCGGAATGGCCTTCCAACCGAGTTGATGAACTCCTGCCATGGAACGTAGTACTCACCAATAAATAAGCGTCAATACGGTGCTCCGTTGACGCTTACACCATCACGGTCGATGCTACTGGTAATGCAGAAAACACCGTTAAAAACATCGCATTCAACTACATCGTGAGGCTCGCATAATGACTTTTGAAATGTCTGATAAAACTCAGGTTGTAACCGTTTATCATATCAGTGACGACACGGGGGAGTTGGCGGGCTTTGAAGAGTTGTCAATCCCGCCTCACACTGGATTGCCAGCCTGCTGCACCCAAATAACACCGCCAGAAATAGGACCCGGAGAAGCAGCGGTTTTCAATATAGCTGCTGGGCTGTGGTCTCTTATTGAGGACCATCGCGGAAAAACCGTATACAGCACAGTGTCTGGAGAACCTATTGAGATTTCAGCGCTCGGAGAACTGCCAGAAGGGGTAACGACGAAGGCGCCAGCGGACAAATATCAAAAATGGGATGGCGATAACTGGGTTGACGATACAGAAGCTAAACACCTGGCTGAAGTGAGTAATGCTACTGAGCTATTGACCGAATTGATGCGCGAAGCAAACGCAAAAATAGCTCCTCTAAACGATGCTATAGAGCTTGGTATCCAGACTGAAGAAGAAATTACGAAACTGGCTGAGTGGAAAAAATACCGCGTTGCATTGAACCGCATTGATACATCTACGGCACCCGATATCGTTTGGCCTGAAATTCCTGCCTGATCCGCTTCTGAGGTAACACCACTATGCCATTTTATTTAACGCGGGATCCGGTTCCGTCGGCAGACATGCGTAACGTTTTTGATAACGCTCAGAATCTGGACCTTGCACTCAATGATTTAACTTCATCCTTATGGACTGATCGGCTCGGTCGTAGCCGTATGTCATGGTTCGGACTGGAGTCTGCATTTTCGGTAAAACTGAGTGACTTTGAATCCCGATTTACCAGCCAGATAGTCGAGCAGGAAGCCACTTTTGATGCTTCTCAAGCGGATAAAGAAAACCGTTTTCAACACTTTCTCGTGTCTTCTGGGTATGTATTTCTTGGGGATTACGAAGATGGTCCTTTTCAGTTCAGCGCCCGCAATCAGTACATCCGGTACAACAATCAGTATTACCGGCTGAACGCTGCTACTGACGTCGGCTTTACGACCACCGGAACCGATGCAACCAGCTTTGCTAACGATGTTACTCACTTCGTTCTGATGGACGGTGATACGCTACGGCAGGAGCTTAAAAATACCAGCAATCCAGGAGAACTTATCGGTAATTTTTTCTCAGGTGAAGGGGAGGAGAGCGTAGGCGACGCTAATCAGTCTGTCTGGGAACGTATATTTAAGCGCGGGGAATTTGAAATTCACCAGATGCCTGGCGACCCAGCAGGCGTTGCTGGAATAGTATTCGGCGGCCCGAATAATAAAGCAGCACTGGTCATAGATGAGCGCGGACGTATTCAGACATATGCGGTTGTTGACGGTAAATTATCTGCTGCACAGGTTGGCACTCCAATTGTCCAGGGAACCGGATATTTTAACAACGGATTTGAAGATAAGATCGTTCGGTTCCCATCGGCTGGTGGCGAGTCTGACGATCTAACGCCAGGAATACTTATTACAACTAATGCCAATGGTATCTGTGATTTTTTCGTTGTCAGTCCCAATCAGTTTAACGACTTAGGATACCCTACCGGTTCGTCTCTCGATAAGCAGATGTTCAAACTGGTAAAAAGTTTCGATATCGGAACATCATTGCAACGAACGATTGATCAATGCCCGACAGTGGAAAACTCATCGCCGGTAATGTATCGCCTGTTTGATGTGAACTACTCCGGGTACGGCTCAAAAGTGGTTTCCGGTATTCTGTCAGTGGGTAACTATGTTAACTACACGCCAAATGTTTACATGGTCACGTTTAACCCACAGGCCCTTGGTAACGCCCCATCCATTGACCAGAGTAGTATCTATCAATGGCTGAAGGTAACTGCTCTACACGGAGGTCAGTCTGGCTGGGGGGATTCAGCATTAACTCCAGCAGTAGGGTTGGTTAATGACCCAAGCAATACAATGGCGAAAGTATTTCTGCGCCTTCCTTCATACGGGCAAAAAATATCATTCACACCGATTAACGTCGCTTACCCAAACGTTGTTACTTTTTACTACAACGACCTGCGAAATAATGTAACTGTAGATACTCCAAACAATCTTGTTTATTCTTTCGCAGAGAAAATGGTAACAGATCGGTTTTATGTGATAATGAATAACGGTGATATCCGGTACTCACCGGGAACTGTAGTTCGCGTTTCCGGAAATGTGACTGACCGACTGTCTGATAAATTATCAGACGGGGTGTTTGCAGTGGGTGGGTCTTATCATCTGGCGAATAAAGGGCGGGCTTCAGGAATTACTGTCACCAACCCGTCTACAGGTCAGTACGTTATCAGCGGCTGCAATTTACGTGCAGACAGCTGGTCAATTTGCCCTCCGGTTGGATTTTCAGGCAAGTCATTCGGCATGCCACCGTACATAGTCAACATCGTATCTCAGAGCACGAATACATTCACGATTGAGGTGAAAACAGCAGCCGGTTCGCTGGTGAATATTAATGGCCTTGACTGGCTCGATTTGCACGTCCAGCCGGCTTAACAGGAGTTACAAATGCAATATTTATATGTAGACCCGTCTGATGATGTAAATAAACCAATTCCATCAGCGTTTAAAACTGTTACGGCTGCTATTGCGGCAATCACCAGCTACCCATTTTCAATTCTAATCAGGCGCGGCACAATATTGAAGGAGGCGGTTAATGCCAAGTTAGTGAACACGTCGTCTGAAATGAGTTTTATAGACGCTTACGGTGATGGCCCTGCTCCGAAATGGCTGTCCACCTCAAACTCGGCGGGGCAACTCGCATCGTGGAACGCCAGGCGCATCACGGTACAGAACATTCACTTTATGGACAGGGATGATGGATTCCTGGCATCAGCAACCAGCGTTAATCTGCAATGCACCGGTGATTCCAGTGGGGTTGCTGACGTTCACGTCAAAAACTGCTGTTTCACTGGTAATGCGTACTCTGTCAGTAATCCGCAGAAAAACACCGTTGGGCGACATGTACAGCTTTTAGCTGCGGCATATGATAACGCTGCTACACCTGCGCATAAACTCAGCGTAGAAGACTGTATGTTTAACATGGTCAACGCGGGGGTTTATATTCGCGGGAATACCTATGCTGCCGATACTACGGATAACCGTGGTGATGGTAGCAGAACATACGGTGCAAAAGTGTTACGCTGCTCTTTTACTAATGTCGTACAAGAGGGGGCATTAATCCACACCTGCGCCAGCAAAAACGACGTATACACTGATGACGAGTGGCAGAGCTGCGTTCGTGACTGCTACTACAGTTCGTACCGTTGGGATAAATTTACTACGGGGGGAGTGTCGACGTATGACGCGCCTTTCTGGATGTGGCACTGTAATCGAGTCCTGTTTGAAAAACTGGAGGTTCACGGTTCGTACCCGATGGCAACTGACAATATGGCAGTTGATATCGACGGGATGTGCTGGGATAACGTTGTCAGATATGTTTACTCTACAGGGTGCGCCCGCACTGTGATGTTTGTCTCTTCTGATGGCGCAGGACTACAGGCCGCCCGACCCGCCGGAATGAGCAATTTTGAGTTTTATTACACTCGCCGTCAGGGGAGTGGTAATAACGTCGTGGAATACTGCTTCGCGTTCAACGATGGTATTCAGCGACTGCAAGGGCAGATTGGCACACCAACAAACGACGCGTGTTCCATATCTCACCACCGCAACCAGTTCAATAATACTGTCCGTAATTGCGTGTTTATTGACACATCAAGCGTCAAGCAGCGCCGACTGATATCAACAAACGGGTGCGATACTGAGAGCAGCACTATTCCATCTCTGACGGTGGAAAACTGCATTTTCTACTGCAAATGGATGGTCGGGTCGGACATCATTGCGCAACTGTCTACGGGCAACAGTAGGATTGCCCCAGCATCACAGATTGTTCTCAACAATAACATTATCTGGTCTGACGCGTGGAGCGCGGCGCCCGACCTGAGCGCACTGGCAACCCTAAGCGGCAACATCTGGGCGAAACCTCAGTACGCTCTATTGCCGCCGAGCCCACCATCAACCCGTCGCGGCGCAATTAATCTTGGCGTTCCAGCTAATGCAAGGGGGGCTGGTAAATCAAACCTGCTGCTCGATATCAACGGGCGTTCAGGCAATAACATTGGCTGGTTACAGTGAGGAAGTTGTGAAAATGCTAACGTTTCCAAAAACCAATACGAATGATGACACCCCGATAAACTTACAGGATTATTTCGGGCCTGATTTCGAAATGAGGTCTACCCCTCCCGTTAAAATCGACAACGCCACCCTCGAGCTGGCAAGGGCGATTCTCGAAGGTCATAGCCAGCCAGAATCGCAAATTCAAGAGCGTCCATGGTGGGAGCTAAACGCCCCTAAAATGATGGACTTTTAAAGGTGGAACATGAATTACTTCGAAGCAACCCAATCGGCTTACACGCGCACTCCGGTTCGCCTTCCTGAATGGGGAGATGGGAAATATGTTTTCCGGGGAACGGTTACAGTTACGGCCATTAAGACTGATGGAAACGGCATAGCATCACAGATCCATGAAGAATATACGGGCCTCTGTCTGGCAGATGGGGAGGTGGTATCTCCGTATGCAGTGACAGAGGCAGAGTCTGATTCTGATGGGTGGGTGGTAGCTGCCTCATAACCCCCACTCTGAGCAGGCACACCAGGGGGAAGATACTGCATGACATTGAGGCGTATGTCGCACAATCAATCTGTTACAGCACACTTAATGTTTGATAGCTGCGGTCCCTCTTGATCTGCCTCATGAATGAAATTACTGTATGCATAACCAGTAATAAATCAGAGGGCAGACATGCATCGACAGTCAGACATCAATCAGGCATTCCGCGAGTCCATTTTGCGCAGTTCCAAGGGGTTCCAGTACCTTAACACCAGCGACTTTGTTACCGCACTGCGCCGGCGCGGCATTCACTTTACCGAGGTGGAGGCTAACGCCTGGATCTCGCGGGAACAAACGTATTTCGTCGATAAGACGCTGGACCATAGCGAAAACAGGCTGTGGATGATGGCCAGCATGGGGAGGGTTCTGTAATGGGCTTTCCATCACCGGCGACGGACTACACGGAACAGCGATTAACGGTTAACTCGATCTGCAATGTCGGTCCAAATACGCTCGTCTTCGAACAATCTGGCGGTTACGTTGTGCTGGATATCTCCCTGAAGCCAAAGCAAGGTAGTCAGGTTCTGATCCAGCACGGCGGTGGGACGGAACTTGCCACGCTGAGAGGAAGGTCACTGATTACCGAAGATGGCGAAGCGATCGAGGGTGAAGCCCTGGACGATGTAACTGTTATCGGGGTCGTGACGTTTACTATCTACGATGTGCGCCAGGACAATGCGGTTGTTTAGTTGCTGTCAGCTCGAGGCTGCTGTGTCGTAGATGTGGCGTGACAGGGATGCACGATAAAGACAGGGATGTATTCAAACGACACGAAACGACACAAAACCGGATGCGAACGCGGAAAACATGTGTGATTACAGTGTGTTATTTAACGCTCTACTTTCTTCTAAGCCGTAGGTCACAGGTTCGAATCCTGTAGGGCGTGCCATTTAATAATCAATCACTTATCAACTTCCTCCAGTCGCTGATTTTTCCTTGTGGGACATATTTGGGACATCTTCTGCAAAAATTTGCAAAAATTGAGTCAATTTGACGTGCGTGCTCAGTTAAATGGTTAGGTGCCAGGTGAGCATATCGACGGACCATTTCGATGATTCTAATGTCTTGTAGTATCTGTCGGACGATGGCCAGTCAGAGTACAGCATTACTGCTCTGTAATATCGAACAGAATGGTTAATGCTGGTTATAGCTGAGTGCAGAATAAGCGCTCTGCAGGAATGTGAAAATATGTTGCCGGTAACAGGCTAATAGTCATTATAGCTTTAGGTTCTGTCTGACTGGGTTAACTATCGCATTTTAAGCTGGCGTGAAGTACAGTTGTTATAGATCAATATTGAACACTATTTGAAAGCATACCCTCGATGTTCATCCACTACCTGGAAAGATCCGAATGAACATCAAATTCGTCGCCATCTCCGTATTCGCTGTTGTGTGCGTCTTTGCATCAGATATTTCCATCGCCAAATCGAATTCCTTAAGCGATGATCAGGTCAGTCAAAGGATTATTGATGACTCTGTCGCATCCTACCCCGGTACTTGTGCCTGTCCCTTCAATACCGCCCGGAACGGCAGCTCGTGCGGTGGCCGCAGTGCCTGGAGCAAAGCTGGTGGGTACTCACCTATTTGCTACAAGAAAGGGTGATGCTGCCAACTTACTGATTTAGTGTATGATGGTGTTTTTGAGGTGCTCCAGTGGCTTCTGTTTCTATCAGCTGTCCCTCCTGTTCAGCTACTGACGGGGTGGTGCGTAACGGCAAAAGCACCGCCGGACATCAGCGCTATCTCTGCTCTCACTGCCGTAAAACATGGCAACTGCAGTTCACTTACACCGCTTCTCAACCCGGTACGCACCAGAAAATCATTGATATGGCCATGAATGGCGTTGGATGCCGGGCAACCGCCCGCATTATGGGCGTTGGCCTCAACACGATTTTCCGCCATTTAAAAAACTCAGGCCGCAGTCGGTAACCTCGCGCATACAGCCGGGCAGTGACGTCATCGTCTGCGCGGAAATGGACGAACAGTGGGGATACGTCGGGGCTAAATCGCGCCAGCGCTGGCTGTTTTACTCTGAGGCAGCACCTGGCACGGCTGGGACGGAAGTCGCTGTCGTTCTCAAAATCGGTGGAGCTGCATGACAAAGTCATCGGGCATTATCTGAACATAAAACACTATCAATAAGTTGGAGTCATTACCCAAGAAAGAGGTAACAAAGGAGATGGTTAAGGCGTGGCGACAAGAGAATCAATGATAACGATCAATATCTGAACCAGGTGATTACTTACACTGGAATAGTAGTTTAAATAATATTAAATGATTATTTCGAATACTGCAGCCCATTTGCAGTAAGCACTGTTCTGGTAGAGGCGGCAGAGGCCACGGCGTATATCTTTTTACCTTGTGATATTTGAACCCAGCAAATCTATTTCCCCTGCCTGATAGACTTAGTGTCACCGTATCCTGTTACTAAGAGCACGGGGCTACCTACTCATAAGACACTTCCTCTTCTTACGAGGAAACCGGTTCAGCGTGTTGTGTGTGGAGACAGTACCCATCAACTCAAACTGATAACAAAAAGTTTAATTTTTTTCCCCGCCGCGCTGACTATAGTTAGGGCACTTTCACTTGCCCAATAAGGTCACGATTATGAAATTAGTTATCGCCTCCGTAATTTCTCTGCTCAGCTTCAGCGCGCTGGCGGCGCCAGAGGGGACGCTCAGCGTACACATTCTTAATCAGCAAACCGGGCTCCCTTCACCGGGGGTGCAGATTGAGCTGGATAAACAGCAGGGGGAGAGCTGGCAGCATATCGCCACCGGTAAAACGGATGCCGATGGGCGGATTAAATCGCTCTATCCGCAGGCGGAGAATATGGAGCCGGGGGTGTATAAAGTGACGTTTAAAACCGGTGACTATTTTAAAAGCCAAAATATGAATACGTTCTTCCCGGTGATTCCGGTTATTTTTAATGTCACAAAGCAAAATCAAAAACTGCATATCCCGCTGCTGCTCAGTCAGTACGGATACTCTACCTACCGCGGCAGCTGATGACCCAAGCCGCTATCCAGCCAACGCCTGCGCGGCTTCCGCAGGCGTCACGCTTTTCTCGCACCACGATGTCCACGCCTAACGCTCGGTCTCTTTCTCTTTAAAGTGTTTAACGGCTTCGTCGTACATCGCCAGCAGGCCGGAAATTTCGCCTTCATATTGCGGCACGCGCTGGGCGCGAACGAGCTCAATCAGCAGCGCATAGGCTGCTTCTTCCGGGGCCGCATGTGGATTAATAAGTCCAGACAT